AATTTGTTGAATATAGAGTTGATAAAAATACAATTGATACAATACTCCAAATGGATATAAAATCAGAATTGACAAAACTTAAAAAATAAACTATATTTAAATAAAAAAATTATGGAAGATATTATTAAACCTAGAATTGATTTAAAACAACAAGAAACTGTTAAATGTGAAAAATGTGAGTCAAAGTACTTCAAAGAAGTGACAATGTTAAAAAAAGTACCAAAATTATTAACTGGAAGTTCTGAAGATACATTAGTACCATTCCCAACATATATGTGTAATGACTGTGGACACGTAAATAAAGATTTTGAACTTTTTATTGACTAATTATGGAAATTGGTAAAATGACAATTAGTGAGGCTTATCCGCACCTCAAAACTATTGCAAACGCGTATGGTTTAAAATTAAATAAAACAAAAGATTTCAGATTTGCAAGAATTATTTTAGTAAATCTTTATAACAGAGAATTATGTTAACACACAAAGAATTTTATTTTTGGTTAGAAGGTTATTTACACGGTAGATTAGAAGATGAACATATCTCTATGTCACCAATCATTGAAAAAATGAATGAAGTTAAAGAGGTTAACCCACTTTTTCCAAATTCAAGAACCACAATACCAATTCAAATACCAACACCAAAAAATCCATTCAAAGATGATGGGTATGATGATTTAGGAAAACCACCAAAAATTGTAATGTAATGATAAAAAAACTTGTACACTTTTCTGATTTACATATTCGTCTTTTTAAAGATCACGATTTGTATAAATCAATTTTGGAAACTGCAATTGAACAATGGAGAGAGATGGAACCGGACCGAATTGTATTTACCGGTGATTTGGTACATTCAAAAAATCAATTAACACCAGAACTTATTGAAATGGTTAGATGGGTTCTTACTGAATGTTCTTATATTACACCAACAATTATTATACCTGGAAATCATGATGCTGTAATAAATAATTTAGATAGATTAGACACATTAACACCGATTATAAATTCAATGAATAACAAAAACATTATATATTATAAGGATAGAGGTGTTTATGAGGATGAAAATGTTAGTTGGTGTGTTTACTCACAATTTCAAGGAAACGTTCCACCGGACATTAATGTCGCGACTGGGATTAAAATCGGTCTATTTCACGGACCAATCTCTGGTTTAAAAACGGATCTTGGATTTGATTTTGGTGACCACGCATATGATATTGATAAATTTGATGGTTTAGATATTGTTTTATGTGGGGACATACATAAGCGAGCGACATTTAATATACCTAATGGTAAGAGAGGTGTGATGGTTGGAAGTTGCATACAACAAAACTTTGGGGAGAGTGTAAACAATCACGGATACGGGATTTATGATGTGGAGACGGATGAATATAAATTTGTTAATCTTTTAAATACAAAACCATTTTTAAAGTTTTCCATAAAATCATTTGAAGATATTGAAAATGGAACCGAAGTACTCAAAAATTTTTAGTAAAAGTGTTGAAAGTTATTGTAAACTAAATAACATTGAAGATGTTGATGGGTTTATTAAAAAATGTTTTGACACTGGTTTTAACATTGAAAAGTACGGACTTTTGGAAAAACCACTTAATGAAGGTGAAAAAGACTTAAAAACGGGTATTGTTGGTGAAAAACAGGTAGAAATTGAGGTAATCCGTGAAATACGGGTGGAAGTACCGGTTGAAGTTATCAAGGAGATTGAGGTAATAAAGGAAGTTATTGTTGAAAAGGAGATTATAAAAGAAGTTGAAAAAATTGTAACAATAACCAATAATGAAGAACTTGAAGAAAAAATTTTCCAGTTAAACAATGATTTGGAGTCAGAACGGAAAATTTTTTCCACTAAGACCGAAGAAATGGAAAATTCTTTCCAAAAAGAAATGTCTAAAAAGGATAAAGAATTAGACGAAGTTAGACGTAATTTAGACGAAAAGTTAGACGACACAAACCAAAAAATGCTTCAGGAAACACTCCAGAAGTTAAGAAAAGAAATTTCAGATAAAAATGAAAAAATAAAAAATTTAGAAAAAATAAACCAGGACCTCCAAAATACAAAAAATCCATTAAAAGCAATTTTTATGAGGGGTTCAAATTTAAATGATACAATATGATTTGTCTATGTACATAAAACACATTTAAGTAATATTTATCAATAAAAATAGATATTATGGAAAAAAATTGTAAAAGATGTTTAGAATTTAAACCAATTTCTGATTTTGGTAAAAATAAAAACAAAAAAGATGGGATCTCAATTTATTGTAAAGAGTGTGAAAATAAAAGATACAAATTATATAATAAAAATAATCCAGAAAAAAGAAGGGTAACAGCAAAAAAATGGTTAGAAAAAAACAAAGAAAAACATAAACAAATTATTAAAAACTATTTGGAAAAAAACCCACATATGACTAGTTCTGTTAGAATGAAAAAATATAGAGAAAATCCAGAATTTGTTGAAAAAGAAAAAGAAAGAAGAAGATTATATTATCAAAATAATATAGAAAAAGAAAGAGAAAAAAGAAAATTGTATTACCACAACAACAAAGAACAAGAAAGAAAAAAATCAAATGAGTGGAAGAAAAATAAATTAAAAATTGATCCACTTGAACGAATTAAAAAAAATATTAGAGACAGAGTTCGTGAATATTTAACGGGTGAAAATAAAAGTAAAAGAACTTTTGATATTATAGGACTTGATAAAGAAAAATTTAAATCTTATATTGAAAATAAGTTTACTGAAGGTATGACTTGGGAAAATTATGGTAAGTGGCATTTAGATCATATAAAACCACTATACCTTTCAGAAAATGAAGAAGATTTAATAAAATTAAATCATTATACAAACCTACAACCATTATGGGCGGAGGATAATTTAAAAAAAAATAGAAAATATGACAATTAAAATTTTAGTTTGGTTCATTATGAGTTATGGATTAATGAACATTATGGTCTACGGATCAATTTTTAACGGATTTAGACAATCCATTCACAATTGGGGTAATAACGAATACGCACCATTTCAGTATTTAGGTAAGTTTTTATCAGGACTTATAAGTTGTCCACTTTGTTTTTCTACCTGGGGTGGTTTTTTTTTAGGTATGGTAATATTTTCACCGACATATCTACTATTTGGTGTTAACCAAAACATATCTTGGTTTTTTGATGGTATAACATCTGCCGGAGCAGTATGGGCAATCAATGCAATTATAGAATGGTTTGAGGAAAATAGACCGCCAAAAATGGAGTATTATCAAGAACCAGAAAATGAACAAGAAATTTTAAACGATTAAATATAAATAAAAATGGGAAAAGCAGCAAAAGCTCATAGAGCAAAAGTAGAAAAAAAAAACCGTAGAATTGCACAAGAAAGATATGCAATGCAAAACGCACTAAACAAGATGATGAAACAAATGGCAGAACAAAAAGATGCTGAAAGTCTTGAACAACAATTAAATGTAACTGTTGGGGGTAATGAAACACCATTTAGTGTTATTGACGATACTGAATTAAACTCAATTGTTGAATTTAAAGAAAACAACCAAGGTATGTTCCAAGTGGAAGAACCAGAATTTGATAGTGCCGGATTTTCAATTGCAGACAGAGAAGAATCACAAGTTGAAGACCAAATTTCAGAATTAGAAAAATAAATAAATGGATTTATTCAATCCACCAAGATTATATAATTACAATATTATGATAAAAGATTTGGACTTTTCAAAGTTTGAAAACCCATCCATACAAGTAGTGTGGGAAGATTTCCAAGAAAATTTTACACAAGATAAAATTAAAAGTGTTAAACATTATTTCCAAAAGAAATACAACACAACTAATGTTAATGTGTTAACAAAAGTTAAGAATGTAGACCAGGAAACAATGCAAACAGTTGACGTTTCAGTTAATATTACTGACACAAATTATCAATTGGATTTATTAAAGAAATTTTTGGAATCAAAAAATTATGAAAAAAGTCTAGATAAAGTTTTGGAATTAAACCGAATGGTTGAAAACAAAATGGAAGAAGGTAATGTTGATATAACACAATTTAAAAAGTGGTATATTAGAAACATTGAGTTCTCAAATTTTTTATCGTATGGTGAAAATCAAAGATTAGATTTTGACAAACTAAATGGTTTAGTCGTTGTTGAATCTAATCCACCTAATTTTGGTGGAAAAACGGTTCTTACTGTGGATTTATTGATGTTCTTATTTTTTAATGAGACAACAAAGACATCAAAAGCTGAGGAAATCTTTAACCGATTTACCGATAAAGACTCGGTAGTTGTTAAAGGTGAAATCACAATCGATGGTGAAGATTATATAATTTTAAGAAAGATTGAAAGAAAAAAATCTAAAAAAGGTGACTGGAATGTAAAAACAGAATTAGATTTCTTTAAAAAATTACACGACGGATCACTACAAAACTTCACCGGAGAACAAAGAAGGGAAACTGAAGCGTTCATTAAAAATTCCATTGGAACCAAGGAGGATTTCTTAATGACCATTCTAACAACAGCAACAAATCTTGAAGATTTGTTGGAGTCAAAACCAACAGCCAGAGGACAAGTCCTTTCAAGATTTATGGGTCTTGAGTTTTTAAAACGGAAAGAGGAGGTTGCAAAAGAAATTTATTCAGACTTTAATAAATCAAAACTATCAAATTTATATAGTTCTGAACAATTAAAATCGGATATTAAAACTTATGAGGACCAAATCGTTAGTTATAATGAATCAATTGTTGAGTATAAGAATGAGTTAAAAGATATTGAAGAAAAATTAAGTAAGGGTAAAGAATATCGTGATGATATGTTGAAGAAAAAACATACAGACATTGATAAGGAAATTGCCCTTATGAACCCACAAGAAACTCAAATTGAAATCCAGAATTTGAATGGTCAAAAAGAATCTTTCCAGGAAAAATTAAAGGAATTAAATGTTGTTGAACCGGAAAACTATTATTATGAAGATAAACATGATGAGGTTAAGGAAGAATACAAAAAAGTTAATACCGAAAAGATTACACTTGATACAAAAATATCTGAAATTGAAAAATTAAAAAGTTCTGTTAAAGGTGGTATTAAGTGTGAACACTGTGGTATTGAGTTAATGAACGCTGCAATTACCCAACTAAAAATTTCAGAACTTGCAGGACTTATCACTCATAAATCACATAAAGAAGTATTGTTGAATGAGTTATCGGTCAAAGAAAAAGAATTTGTTGAAACCAAAAGACAATTTGATGAGTATGAAAAAAACAAACTTATCAAAGAAAAATACGATTTAAGTATTGAAAGCTGCGATTTAAAAATTTCTGGGTTAAATAGTAAGTTGGAAAGATGGAATGAAGCTCAAGACAAAATCAAATCTAATTTGAAAATTGACGAAATGTTAATTAAAGCTGATATTAGAATTGATGAACTTGAACGAATGAAAAAGGATAAGAACCAACAAATTTCTTCAACCGAGTATAGTATTAAAACAACCGAGGAAAAAATTGACCATAATAAAAAAATGATTGTGAAAATCCAGGAAGAAGAAGATAAAGATAAAATTTACAAAATATATCTTGAATCTTATGGTAAAAACGGTGTATCAAAAATTATTATGAAAACTATGATGCCACTAATTAACTCTGAATTACAAAGATTGATGGAAGATAGTTGTCATTTTAAAATGGAAATTAGAATTAATGACAAAAGTGAAGTTGAATTTTTAATGATCGATAATAGCACCGGTATTGAGAAATTAATGGTTTCCGGATCAGGTTTCGAGAGGACTTTAGCCTCTCTTGCATTAAGATCGGTATTGAGCAAAATATGTAGTTTGCCGAAACCAAATTCGGTTGTATTTGATGAAGTTTTTGGGAAAATTAGTAACGATAACTTGGAAATGGTGTTTGAGTTTTTTGTTAAAATTAAAGATTATTTTGATAAGATATTCATTATTTCGCATAACCCATTAATTAACCAATGGTGTGATTTTTCTGTGAAGATTAAAAAAGAAGAAAATATTTCAAAAGTTTTGGTAAATTAAAATATTTTTTGTAAGTTTGTTGTTATGGACAAAACATTAATAACAATAAAAAATTTAACCAGTAATTGGTTTGAAAAAATCAAACTTGGTAAGAAATATAACACACCAATTTCTATTGGTTTTTCTGATGATGAATTTGAATTACTAACATGTATTGAACACGACATAAAAGGTACCGGTTCGATATCCCATGGATATGACCACGATAATAAAGATGAGACTAAAGCTACGTCCTTGGTACAACCAAAAAAGTGTATTAATTGTGGTGGAAAATTACATTTTTTTGCTGAAAAATGTTTATGTAGTTCAACAGATTTTGAATATATTTCGGATTCACGATGGTCAATAGATACTAAGGCTAATTTTGAATATGGAATACCATTATATCATTTATGGGTTTTATATCCAGAAAAAAATTCTTATGAGTGTAACACATTTTATTTAAAACAATATGTTATTGATGCTAATAATGAACATTTTATTCAAATATTAAAAACACAAAATAAACTTGGTAAATCTAAAAATAAAAATTTTTTACCCTTTTCTGCTGATTTTTACGCATCAAACCCAATTGAAACAACATCAATTACAATAAAATTTGATGATGATTTTGGTATTGTTGTTGAAAGAAATGAAACTAAAAAAATCGAATATGATGAAAAAATTTTAAAAAAAATGTCCAAGGTTTTAAATAAAGACTTTAAAATAATTAAAGATATTTATCAATACAATGAAATATTTGAATTTATTGATATAAAAAATAAAAAAACAACACATGGAAAAGAAAGAGGAAAAACAATTCGTAGAATTAAATAAAATATATAATCAAGATTGTGTTGAATTTTTAAAAAATTTACCAGATGAGTGTGTTGACTCTTGTATAACAGATCCACCATATTGGGGTGTTGTTGATGAAGAATGGGATAAACAATGGAAAACAATTGATGAATATAAAAATTGGTGTTCAGAGTGGATTGTTGAAATATCTAGAATAACAAAAAAAAGCGCTTCATTTTTTATTTTTGGTTACAGTTACCAATTAGCTAATTTATTACCAATAATAGAAGAAAATGGTTTTAAATTTAGACAACAAATTGTTATTTGGAAAGGAATGAAGAGTGCGGCCGGTAGGATATCCCCAAAATTAAAAATGTTCCCAACAACTACTGAACATATTTATTATTTTGTTAAAGATAGTAATGATTATATTAGAGACTTATTACAATCAAAAGCAAATGAAAAGGGCTTAAACGCAAAAGAAATTAATACTTTTTTAGGTAAGGCAACTAATGGTGGTGGGACATGGTCTTCAATTGCTGGCAAAAAACAAAAAAAATTACAAGAACCAACTAAAGAGGATTGGGATAAATTAAGTAGTTTATTTGGGGGTTTACCAAAATATGAAGACATTGTTTATACTTTTAATCTACCAATGGGATTAACAGATGTTTTTGATGATATAAATTTTTATATACCAAAAGAAGAAAAAATTCACCCAACAGAAAAACCTTTAAAATTGATAGAAAGATTAGTCAATGTATGTTCAAATAAGGGCGATATAATTTTAGACCCATTTATGGGTGGAGGTTCGACTGCTATTTCTTGTATTAATAATGAAAGAAATTTTATAGGTTGTGAATTAGACAAGAATTATTTTGATTTAACGCAAAAAAGAATAAAAAATTTAATCTAGTAAAAAAACAAAATATCAGAAACTTTTTCTTATCTTTGTCGTATAAATAAAAACTCTATGAAATACTTACTATTTGTCTACCCCTGTGATGATAACTGGGATGAAACCGAGTCAAACCAAAAGTTTGCACAAGAACTCGTTCAAATCATCAAAGATGAAAAACTTAAATTTGTTTATGGTGAAAGTCACACAATCTTCAACTTTGAAAGTGATATGTCACAAAGTGAAGTTGAAGGATATGTTGATCTTATAAAAGATGATGTTCCGGAATTTATGTTTGTTCTTGTACAAAACGCAAAGAGCGTTTCATCCGATATGGATAAAACCAACTTTGAACATCTTATGGGAAAGAAAAAAAGAGGAAGAAAACCTAAAGTGGTAAATCAAACACCAAAACCTAATTTTGATGTTGCAGCATTTCTTGATGAACACAGAAAAAAAGTTGACGAATTTTTAAAAAATAATGTTTGTGATTTGACTTTGGATGAAATTTTGGATAAAATTTTACAAACTGGTATGGATTCCTTAACAAGAGCGGAAAAAGATAAATTAGACGAATATTCAAAACAAGCGTAAATATATGAAAGAAAAAAACACAGGTGCCCCAATCAACCAGGAAGAGATTTATCACTACCTAAAAGATATTAGAAAGATTAAGGTTATGACACCTGATCGTGAAAAAGAATTGGCTATAAAAATGAAGTCTGATGAGATTTCTGAAAGAGAAAGAAAGAAAATAGAAGAAGAATTACTTGAAGGTAATTTAAGATTTGTAATTACTGTTGCAAAACAGTATCAAAATCAAGGTCTTGATCTTCCAGATTTAATTGCTGAAGGTAACTTTGGTCTTATGAAAGCAATTAAAAACTTTGATTGGAATAAGGATTTGAGGTTTATATCTTATGCTGTATGGTGGGTTAAACAATCAATTATCCAGTCACTAAATGACAATGCCAGAACAATTAGACTCCCAGTTAATGTTGTCCAAGATTTACATAAAGCCAAAAAAGAGGTTGAACAATCCGGCAAAAAACTTGATGACAAGTTCACATCACTACCTTCAATCATCAATCTTGATATGAATATCAATGAGGAAGGCGATACACTTATTGACCTAATTGAAAATCCGGACGCAGTAGCACCAGACGCTGGGTTTGATACAAAAGACATTTTAAAAGATAAGTTATTATCATTACTAAATGTTTTAGATGACCGTGAAAAATCTATCATAGGTGATTACTTTGGTCTTACCGGAACACCAAGAACTTTAGAAGACATTGGTTCTGATTTTAACCTTACAAAAGAAAGGGTTAGACAGATAAAAGAAAAAGCTCTTCGTAGACTTCGTAATGAATCATCTGAATTATTTGATTATATATAAGATATGAATGTACTTTCTCTTTTCGACGGAATGAGCTGTGGTCAAATTGCCCTTAATAGGGTTGGGATAAAGTATGATAAGTATTTTGCTTCAGAAATTGATAAATATGCCATCCAGGTAACACAACACAACTATCCGGAAACAATCCAAATTGGTGACATTTTAGATGTTAAAGGAAGTGACCTACCACAAATTGATTTAATGTTTGGTGGGTCACCTTGTCAAGGATTTTCATTTGCCGGCAAAAGGTTAAATTTTGAGGACCCAAGAAGTAAGTTGTTTTTTGAATTTGTAAGATTACGAGATGAGTTAAACCCAAAATATTTTTTACTTGAAAATGTTAAAATGAAAAAAGAACACGAACAAGTAATCACGGAACATATGGGTGTAGAACCAATAAGAATAAATAGTAATTTAGTTTCAGCTCAAAGTAGAGAAAGGTTATACTGGACAAATATACCAGGTATTGGACAACCGGAAGATAAAGGAATTTTAGTTAAAGATATTATTGATTATTCTGGAGAACATAAGATACTTCCACCAAAAACAATCCAAGCACAACTTTATTACGCTAAAAATTATAAAGCAACCGGCAAAGCACCAACACTTACTCGTGAGTTAGCTCACGGATGGGGTAAAAATATAACACCAAAATGCTATGTTGAAATAAAAACTATAACAGGAGAAGATCGATTATTTTCACCACTTGAATGTGAAAGACTACAAACAGTACCAGACAATTATTCATCAATAGTTTCAAACACGCAAAGGTTTAATTTATTAGGTAATGGTTGGACCGTTGATGTGATTGCACATATTTTTAAAAACATAGAATATGAATGTATTGAGTCTATTTGATGGAATTTCTTGTGGTCAACTGGCATTACAAAGAGCTGGTGTTGAGGTAGAAAATTATTTTGCTTCTGAAATTGATAAACACGCAATTAGTGTAACACAACACCATTTCCCAAACACAGTTCAACTAGGAAGTGTGGTTGGTTTAGATACATCAAAATTACCAACGATTGATTTATTAATTGGAGGATCACCTTGTCAGTCTTTTAGTAGATCTGGAGACAATACTGGTTTTGATGGTAAGAGTGGTTTATTTTGGGAATATGTTAGAATATTAAATGAGGTTAAACCAACCTATTTTTTACTTGAAAATGTTGTAATGAAAAAGGAATGGGAAAATATTATAACAGAAGCTATTGGTGTTGAACCAGTAATGATTGATAGTAAATTATTTTCAGCACAAAAAAGACAAAGACTTTATTGGACAAACATTCCATTAGATAAAAACATTGAGGATAAGAATATTCATATATTGGACATCCTTACACCAACTGGTGAAGAAAAAATAATTAATGACCATATACTTGTACTTGATATAAATGAAGAAGGTTTTAAAATCAAGAACGGAACTAAAACTGGTTACTTATATGCAAAAGAGGGTGATTGTGTTAATTTAGAATTTCCGAAGAGTCAAAATAGAAGAGGTAGAGTAAGTAACGGTAAAACAAACACATTAAACACCGCCTGTAACTATGGTGTTGTTGTTAATGGTAATCTGCGTGAGTTGAATATAACAGAATATGAAAGACTACAAACACTTCCAGACGGTTATACATCATTAGCATCTCTTAATCAAAGAAAAAATATGATTGGTAATGGATGGACCGTTGATGTGATTGCACATATTTTTAAAAATATTAAACAAGAAATTTTGGTAGATTAAAAAATATTTATATCTTTGTATAGTTATTTAAAAAGACCTATTTGTCATCATACACTTAGGCAACCACACTCAAAGCGGTGTGGTTTTTTTTAATCATAATCTTCGTCTTCATTTGTAGACACAAAAAACCTAAGCTGTCCAGGCTTTACATCAAAATTTGGTTTCATCATAACAGTTACAACAGCCAAATTCCAAGAATTACCATTAATAATACTAGGTTCAATGACAACATTTAAATAGTCACCACCTTCTCGACTTATCACAAATCTTCTCATATGTCTTATATTGTGTTGAACAATTTGTGTTGCAATTTCGTCAATAGCATCCTCAATTAGACCTTCAATTTTTTCACGATAAATATATTCGTCGTGTCTACCTTGTCTTTTATTAAAATGAACACCAGTATCGTGTTTTGATATTTGAAAATCTATTGTAATATTACTTTTTAAATTTGCAATTACTTCTTCCATTAATAAATGTTCTCTAATTAACTCTCTAAGTTGTGACATATTAATTAAACTTTATTATAAGTATTTATTAATTATAGTTTAATTATTATGAAAGAAAAATTTTTACCTTGGTTTTTGTTATTTTGTGCTTTAGGTCTATCTGGAACTGCCGCATATTATAGTGTTGTCGGTTTATCTGTTGTATTTGTTGGTGTTGCAATACCAGTTATAATTATGGGAACCTTCCTTGAAATTTCAAAGATTGCCATAGCCACATACCTTCACGACAAGTGGAAAGAAACATATGGTGCATTAAAAATCTATATGACAATAGCACTTATTACATTATCAATCATTACCTCACTTGGTATTTACGGTTTATTGAGCACAGGGTTCCAAGGGAATATCGCAAAACTTGAAATAGGTGAAAAACAAGTTAAAAATGTTGAAGTTAAAAAGAAAAGATTTGAGGAAATAAAACTTGAATTAACAAAAGAAAAAACAACTCTTGACGGTGATATAACAAAATTAAGAGACGGACTTTCAACGAATACCACAACACAAACGGTGGATCAAAAAACAGGACAACTAATTACAAGAGCAAATAACGCAAATAGAAAATCATTTGAGGGACAACTAAAAGAAGCTCAAGTAAGAAGAGATACAATATCAAAAAAAATTGATTCTTTTAATGATAGTATTACAAAACTTGATGTTCAGATACTTGATATGCAAGCCCAGGAGATATCCGGAAGTGAACTTGGAGCCATTAAATACATTAGCGAATTATTAGACTGGAATGTTAAAAAAACTGCAAATCTTTTTATATTAATATTAATATTTGTTTTTGATCCACTGGCAATAACTTTAGTTATTGCAACAAACCAAGCGTTTAAAAAAAATAGAAAAGAAGAAGTTACCGACCAAGTTACCGACCAAGTACCGACTAACTACCGACCAAGTGCCGACGAAGTTGATAATGATGAATATTTTGATGTTAAAGATTATTACTACCCAGAACAAGATGATATCCAAAAACCTAAAAGATTGACTTATCGCAAATATGATTAAGATAATTGAAAAAAAAATTGCAGAACACAAAGTTTCTGAAGTTAAAACTCAAATAATTTTAACACATACCTCAAGAAATATTGAAGAATATTTAACATCACTAAAATATAGGCATAATAAGACTTACAATAGAATCCCACACTTTGTTGTTGATAAATCTGGTAATGTTGTAAACACACTTGACCTTAATCAATATACGAAATATGTTGGAATACCAGTATATGATAAACAGTCAATAATTATAAGTTTAGAAAATTTAGGTTGGCTTGAAAAAGAACCTTTAAAAAATCATCACATTAACTGGATTGGAAGTATTTATAAAGAAAAAGTTGTAGATAGAAAGTGGAGAGATTATTTTTTCTGGGAACCATATACAAAAATTCAGTTAGAACAAACTGCAAAATTATGTCAAAAGTTATCAGAAGATTTATCAATAAACCTAACTTGTATTGGACATAATACAAAAACAAGTAGAATGGAGACATTCAACGGCATATTAACAAGGTCAAACATTGATGATGATGCAACAGATGTTAGTCCGGCTTTTGATTTTGAATACTTTATAAAACAATTAGAAAATGAATAACTACGAAGAAATTAAAAACTTACTTAAAGCATCAAGAACTTTACTTGGTGGTGAAAAAAAACTTAATGAAGATTATGAAATTAAAAGAAAATATAATCTTTTAATGGAACAACCAATAACAGATGAACAGATGGGTAAAATCGATGAGCCAAATAATATCACCAAAAGAGATAATCCTATGGATAGTATTAAAAACGAAATTGATTATGAAACAACTGAAGATGGTGATGATAAGGAAGAAGAAACAGTAAAAAGTGATAAGAAAAAAGGTTATAGGATTTCAGGTGGAATATTATATATCCACGGAAAATCTGAAAAAGATTTACAATTAACAACAGACGATAAAACAGCGTTCCAGGAAAGTATGGATGAGTTTGTTAATGAGGTTGCTGAGATTGTTGATTTTAATAAATTAAACTTATATCCAAACAATGTTGAGTGGTCCGGAAAGATAACCGAGTATGACGTTGAGTTCTTCTTTTCAATCGGAGAAAATAATGGTGTTTACATAAATGGTACAATGATGCAAATTGATGAAGAATTTTTAAAAATGGTAAATAAATTAAAATCATTCTATGAAAAGTTCAAAACAAAATGGTCAAAAGTTATTGCTGTTAGAAAAAAAACAAAAGAATAATGAAAGAGTTTTTTACAAAAAATTTTAGAGATATTATCCTAATTTTATTAGGGTGCGTACTAATATTCTTACTTGTTAGAGTTTTTACACCAGTATCAGATAAAAGTGAATTATTAAAATATAAATTAGAAGAGTTAGATAAAAAAATTATTGAAGCTCAAAAAAGACAAAAACAACTTGACGATAGTATTGCTTTATATAAAAAAGACATACAAAGAATTGATGAAAATATTGAAAATATTAGATCTCAAAAAACTGTAATAAACAATTATTACGAACAAAAGAAAAAAGAGATTCCGGGCATGACAAATAAACAGATTGACAGCACATTAAAAAAAAGATACAATTACTAATATGAAAAATTTAATTTTTATACTATTTCTATTATTTTCAAACATTACTTTATCACAAAATATGGTAACAATTGATACTAATGTTGTTTGTATACCAAATGAAATTGTAAAAAAAATTCTTCTAGATTTAAATGATTTGGATCGTTTAAGAAAAAATGAAGTTTTATTCAATAATGAAGTAACCGAACTTGAAAATAAGATTAAAAAACAAGAATTAATAATTGTTGACCTTGAAAAAAAAGACAAAGAAAGTATGGTTATTATTGGTGCAAATAAAGAAAAATATAATTTAGTCGAAGAAGACAATAAAGATTTAAGAGATGAAATTCATAGACTAAAAACAAAAACAACAATAATTGAAATTGTTTCGGCAGCATTCTTTGCTACCATAACTTATATACAACTTTTTAAATAATGCCGTTTAATCAAGCTGAAAAAAGAGAAATAGAAACCCTTGTTAGAAAAGAAATAAAAGACTTTCTAAATTCAAGTACTGCGAAACAGTTTGAGGATAAACTTGTTGACAGAATAACAAAGGAGATGAAAAAAAATGGTAAATTAAATAATGAAGTCAAAGACTTAATAATAAAATCTTTCAGAGAGTTTTACACTATAATGTACCAACAAAGAAGTTTCTGGGAATCTAAATTTAAAGGATTATAATGAACAATTTAGTAGACGACTTTAAGTCCGCTTTTGATGACGAGCTATTCAATCAAGGCGTTATTGGTATTGACGCCGGTAACGCTAAAAAAGATATGTTTGAAGAAAATAGCGAAGAAACAAGGAAAACACCCTATGATTTTTTAAATAATAAAAATGATATGGTTGATATTTTAAAACTTGTTAAAAATAAAAAGTTATCCGCAAATAAAATAAAATCTGGGATTAAAGAATTTCTTAAAAATCCTGAAGAATTAAAAGATTTTTTACAATCAATATTAAATATTAGAGGTAAAAGGGAAGAAAATAAAGAAGCAATGTCAGCCGGTGCCGGTGTTGGTGCATTTGAACCCGCACTATCATTTAATACAAAGAAAGTTGAAACTAAAGAAGCTACATCAACTGGTTTTGGAATCTATGACGCCCCAGGTTTTGAAGACGTTAAAATGAAAGGTAATCATACAAGAGGTAGCGGTAGATCATTTAAGAAAACACAATTACCTGGTGGTAAATTTGTGGAGGTTAAAAAAAAATGTAAAAGATTTCCATATTGTAATCAAGGTGACATTAACGCACTTAATATTTTTGAAAATGAAACTCTTAAATCAACTATCAAAAAAATGTCAATAAAATATGGTTTGAATGAAAATCAAATACAGGAAATTATATTAAAGGAAATTAAAATAAACAATAAGTTATAAGTATTTATTATAAAAAACATATTATGAATAATAAGGAATATTTAAAAAAATTAGTTAATAATATTATAGCAGAAACATTGGCAGATAAGGCTAATGATGTTATGGGAAAAATTAAAAGAGATCATATGTCTGAAGGTGAAATTTGTGAATGTGGTTCACCAATGGTTGAAGGTGAATGTTTAGAATGTGGAAAAATGTCCGGTGAAGTTATGGAAAAACTTTATGGTAAACAACGCAAACTAGATAAAAATAAAAACGGTAGACTAGATAGATACGACTTCAAACAATTAAGAGGTGAGATGAAAGAAAAAGAATGTATGGAGTGCGGCAATAAAGGTGAATATATGGAAGGTAATGTTTGTGAATGTGGTTCTAGTGAATTTTATGAAGGACAGTGTGTTGAATGTGGAATGAAAAAAGGTGATATTTTAGAGTTTGGTTCTAGTCAAAACTTTACAGCTGGAATGGATGAAGAAGTTGAGGAAGGAAACGCTTTTAGTGGTGCCCGAGAGAAGGCCATAGACGCAGGGAAAAAATCATTTAAAGTTGACGGTAAAACTTATCCGGTAAAAGGTGACCTTGATGAAACACTATATAGATTAGTCGATGGTAAAGAATCGGCATTGTTTACTGAAAATGAAATTATTGATATTATCGAAGGAATTGTTAATGAAGAAAAGAAAAAAGATAATATTAAAAAAGGTGTACAACCAAAAGGACTTTCAGCTTATGAAAAAGCACACAAAGGTTCTGGTAAAGAAAATAAAGAATACCTTGATTCTGTAGCTAAAAAACTTACGGATTATTTAAAAGACGGTTCTAAAGGTAAGTACGAAACAAACCCAAAGCATTTTCCAAAAGGAAATGGACAATTAGCTAAAATGAGCGCAAAAAAATATACAATGTCTGATGATGGTAAAGAATTTTTAGATGATTTTACGCACCCAGGAATGGAGGATTTAGTACCAGACGAAGTTCAATACGATAATAAATGGATGGACGATAATATTGCTGGTTCATCAAGAACTGGTAATAATCCAGAATGGGCTAATGCTGAAGAAACTGAACTTGGTGAAAGAATTAACAAAAAAAGAAAAGAACAAAAATATCATAAAGCAAAAATGACTGCTTATCGTAAATCAAAACAACCTGTAACTGATGGTGTTGGTGAAAATGGTGGTAATGGAATTAAAATAAAAACAGAAAGTGTTGAAAATAAAAAATTAAACGAGGAGTTTAGCAGAATACAACAATTAATGGGTTATAATCAAAAGACTCAATAATTTACAAAATCTTAAATGAACTTATAATTCTCCATAGGATATAGTCTTATGGAGAATTTTTTTAATTATATAACAAAACCATTGAATTATGATGAAGTTGACATATGGTTTAGGTCACATAATATTGTGAATGAAAAGTTAGAACTTTTCTTTGATTTTTCATATAGTCTTACTTTAATTATTGTTGACACTTATCTTGGTGGTGATTTAGAAAAAAACGAAAGTTTAGTTGATATGTCCGATAAAGATACCTTAAATCATTTTAACTGGTGTTGGAAAAAAAACATTGAAAACTTTCAAAAAGAAGGTTTAATCATAAATGAAGAAGGAGAACATTACGAATATTTTAAAGACTTTTTTAGTGAGATTTTTTATAAACACAAAGAAGAAAAGGTAAGAAAATCAATTGGAGACTTTTTTATACAGATGTTTGATAGAAAAACACCATTTACAAAATCTGATTTAGATGTCATATTAACAATCTATAGATCAATAGATACAAATATGGTTATAATATATTGACATTATCAATATAATAGCTATAATGTATATTATATAATAAACTTATTTTAATATTAAAGATGGAAGAAAGTACAATACAAAAAATTAAAACTCTAGTTGAATCTTTGAGTGTTGATGTTGAAAAATCACAAAGTGGTAATAAAGCTGCAGGAACTAGAGCTAGAAAAACTTCACAAGAAGTAAGAGAGCTTTTAAAAACATTAAGAGGTGAAATTTTAGAAGAAAGAAAAAAATAATATGTTAAAAACCGATACAATATTTTTATTCATTTTTATTTTTTCACTATTAGGTGTTACAAGAGTAATTCTATTGAGTGTTGTTTCCCTATTTAGGAATCCCCCAACAAAATTGGAATTAACAAATAGGGAAACCCTTTTATTTGGACTTTTTCTATCATACATATTAACTTATATATTTAACTAAATTATGTCATTTTATAACGAAACCGAAAAATTATTTCCATATTTGAAATCAATTAGGAAATTAAAAAACTACTTAAGTTTTGATGTTGAATTCCCACAAACTTGGAAGTTCCCAAAAAGATATACAATTGAAGGTAAAGTTGTTGAACAAGAAAAGTCACAGCCTGGAATGAAATTGTTAAGTTTTGTTTCTGACTTTAACGAAGAAGAGATAAATAAAACAACCGGGAACATCAATTCAATTATTGAGTTTAATAAAGAATTAGAACAAAAAGAATTATTATTTGCAAATAAAGTTGATGAACTTAAAAGGATATTTGAAAGACAAGATTTAACTAAATTACAAACATTAAAGTTTGAATTAAACGAATTTAATTTAGGTATTAGTGATGAAGAACAAAGAGACGCAGATTCAGTGGTTACAGAATGAAATTAAGAAGGACCAAGAAGATTTAGAAAAAGAAAAAAATTATTTTATACAACATATTAAAAATCTTAAAAAAGATGAAGTTGTAAAACCAAAAACTGAAATTAAAAAATTAACATTATGGCAGAAGATCAAAACAGTTTTGAGTTTAAATTAACTAACTTAGCTTTAGTAGTTGATGGATTACAAAAAATATATCCAGAAAGTAAGTCTGTCATATTATATGAGTTATCACAAAAAAATTTTAATAATGTAAGATCAAACTTTAAAAATATTAAAATAGATGAAAACCAATTAAAGATTGATATTTCCGGAACCGAGATAGTTTTTATTTTGGAAAATTCTTATGAGTTTAACCAAGAGACTAAAGAAGAAGAGGTTAAAGAAGATGAGGTTAAAGAAGAGGAAGTTAATGTTGAAGAACCCAAAAAAGGATTCTTTAAAAGACTTTTCAACCTTTAAAATGAGTTGTTGATTGTTTGTATAAAATTGATTTAGAAATACCTTTAGATTGTAATAGATTATAAAGGTATTTTTTTTGTGCTATATTACCATCAGTTACTATGATACAATCTGACCTTTTTTTGTTAAACATATAATTTTCTAAAATATCAAGAAACCTATAACAATCTTCATCACTTTTTAATGAAAATAAATTTACAACATCATCATCCTGGACAACAACCTTATTATTTAATTTAGAAATTAACTTTATTGAACCTTTTGTTAGATAGTTTGTAACAAATTTATTAAAAGATATTTTTTTATTTTTTGAAATATCAAATACCAATTCCTCAACCCGGTAATTTGAAATATTTAATATTTTGTATTCCGGATCATCAAGATCAATTTTTAGATTTCTACCCATATCATCTTTAATAAAGTATAAATCAAAATTGTTTGAATCCTTTTCTAGTAAACCAATCTCAAATGAACAGGACTCCCCATTTTCAATAGACTTGTCAAAAATGACCTCTTTATTTTTTAAAATTTGTGAATCAAAAAAGTTTATAGCTCTCTCATAAGTTTTAAATTTCTTGATTATTCGTTTTCTTTCTTTATTTTTGAATAAAACTATTAGATATTTCATAAATAATTTCCTATAATATATAAAAATACCAAAATTTAAAAATAAATGAATACTGAAACACATTACTCAATACTAGGGGTTGAAGAAACCGCAACACAAGATGAAATTAAAAAAGCATATAGAAATTTAGCAAAAGAAAATCATCCGGATAAAGGTGGTGATGAAGAATTGTTTAAAAAAATATCTGTGGCCTACGACACAATTGGTGATGACGAAAAAAGAAAACAGTATGATATGGAAAGAAAAAATCCATTTGCTGGAATGCGAGGGGGTGGGTTTGGTAATTCAATGAGTGACCTTTTCAATAGTGTGTTTGGCCAACAAAGACAACAACAAAGAGTTCACACAACAAATATTAATGTAAATGTTGGTGTGTTAGAATCATATCTTTCACCTAAAAAAGAAATTACTTATAAAAGAAAAACAAGTTGTGACACTTGTAGTGGTACCGGCGGTGATAAAAGAGCCTGTTCACAATGTAATGGTATGGGACAGGTGATGCAACAAATGGGTAGTGGCATGTTTATTCAAATGATTGCAATGGCATGTCCGGTTTGTTCTGGTTCCGGATCCATTAACCCAAATCCTTGTTTTGTATGTAATGGTAGCGGCGGTAAAGATGAAATGAAAAGTGTTGAAATTAAAATTCCACATGGAATTGATGACGGACAATTTTTTAGATTACAAGGAATGGGAGATTATAGAAATGGAATTTTTGGTGATTTAATTGTTAGAATCCAAATGGAAAAAGAAAACGGATTTGAGAAATTTGCAAATAATTTAGTTTATAATGCGTTTTTTGAACTTGATGATTTAAAAAATGAATCTTTTATAATACCACATCCGGATGGTGAACTAACAGTTAAGTTCCCAAAGAAATTTGATACATCAAAACCGTTAAGAATTAAAGGTAAAGGTTTTAAAACTGAAACCAATGGTGATTTACTAGTTAATCAATTTGTAAAATATGATAGAGATTAAAACAAAGAAACAATATCTTGTATTAATCTAATCCCACCATAAACTGATAAACTAAATAAAAAACCACCAACTATGAACACAAATTTTTGTGTTCTAATAACACCTTTATTTGTTTTACATGACTGACATCCTACTTTTGTTGCTTCTTTTTTTTCCATACTTAAAAATAAATATAGTATATTGACATTTAAAGATTTTATTATCATTTTTTTTTACCACAATCTAATATTTATAAAGAAAAAACATTATGGAATTAATCAAAGTACTTTCTAAAGTTGTAAAAGAAAATTATAATACAAGAAAAATATTATTAGAATATCCTGAATCAACAGTTAAAAAACTTGTTGATAAGTACTCAAAAGAAACTGAAGATACAGAAGATGACATTAGAAAAACAATTGCTGATTTTGAAAGATTCAAAGCTGCATTCTCTAATGAAGATAAGGATATCTTTAGACATTCATATGAAAAAATTAAAAGTTTGATTGCTGATAAAGTAACAAAACAAAAATCAAAAAAAGATTTAGAAGGTATGGTACAAGATTACCTTAATACCTGGAGAGATAAAGTACAAGTTGACTTACAGTTAACAAAATTAAATATCAAGAAGTTTTTTGAAGTTAAAACACATTTTCCACAACTTAAAGAATTTAAAAAAGATGTAACAACATTTAATCCATCACAGCTAAATAGCTTAGTAGAAAAGTACTTTTCAAAGTTTAACAACCAAGGTATAAATGAACTTGTTGCGGCAATCACACAGAAATTCCACGATGAAAATCCAGAAGAAGATGCAATGACAACATTTTTACCAAGAGCTAAAAGATTTGTTAGACACTTTGAGTTAATACCAATCAACACAAAATTAAGTAAGTTTATGAACTTTGAAGAATTTGAACACGTTGTTGATGGTTACACACCAATGGAAGAAAGTGAATATGATGTTCCAGAAATTGATACAAGTGATGTTGATATCAAATATGAAGATGATGATGTGTTAATCTTTGCTCCGGATCAAAAACATAAGTGTATTAATATTAGAAAAAAATATGCGCCAGATAGAAGATGGTGTACATCCTGGGAAGGTTCGTCAAATTACTATTACAATTACCGATTAAATCAAAATTTAACATTGTATTATGTAATAAATAAAAACTTACCAACTTCTGATTTAAATTACGCTTCAGTAATATTAGTTGATAGATATGGTGATAAAAGATTGGCAGATGGTTCTAACTCCGGAAGATTTTCAGGTGGTACTGTAATTCCTTGGAAAGAAATATTAAGTAAAATCCCAGTCTTACAAGGTAAGGAACAATATTTTGAAGCAAAACCATATAGTGATGAAGATATGGAAAAACTGAATAAGTACAAATACTATAATTTAAAAACAACAGATCCAATTTCAGAATTAGGTAGTGAAGAAGAGGTTGAATTATGGATGGAATTAAGAAGTCCAGATTTCAAAAGCACGCAAGGTGGCGATGAAATATTTGGTAACCTACCAGAAGAATTACAGAAAAAATATATTGGTTTAGGAAATGAATTAAGTGCCGGTATGGTTAGAAAACTAACACCTAGTGCTATGGCTTATTACGTTTCTAAAAAGAGAGAAAAATTACTTCAAAAATCACTTAAAGATTTAAGTGAAAACGATATGGAGGTTATTATGAGTAAAGAAATGAGACCTTATTTTAGAAACTTAAAAGCTAAATATAGAAATGAACTTGAGTCTGCTTTTGATCCTGATTACGTAACGATACAATACCCGAATGATTCAAATGCTAAATATATAAGAATGTTTGGATTAGAAGATTTATTTGAGGTATTACCAGAGAATGTAACATTCCTACAAATCGAAAATAAATCAAACGATGAAATCATCTTCAAAATACCGGAATCTATTGGTAACTTTGAAAATTTATCAACATTAGTATTGGATAACATTGTTAACGAAATACCAGAATCAATTGGTAACTGTAGAAAATTAACATTCCTTAATTTGACAAATAATAGAAGTTTGACTACGCTTCCAGCATCGGTAGGTACTTTAGCTTGTCTTGATTTTATTTCAGTAATTAATTGTGCTATTGATGTTGAATCATTACCAAAAGAAATTACAAGATATATTGATCCAGTTGGTGAGTTTTGGGATATTAATTTCCCACCGGAAATGAGAGAAGCAAACGGATGTTAAAAAATAACTTATGAAAAACGTAGACATAGAAATTTATATTTCAAACTTAATTGCATTTTTTGAAAAAAACCCAAATGATTTATTAACATTAATTGGTGATTTACAAAAAGACGAATTTTATAAGAAATTAAGAGATCAGTCCGAAAAAAACTTAGAAGATGGTAAGGATATTGTTTTAAGTAAAGAACAAATTATTAATATTGTTGTTGACCTTAAAATACCAGATATGAAATATAATAAACTTGATAAAGTTATCCAAAAGACAAAATTTGGTAATATTATTTTAAATTAATTTTTTTATTTAAAAAAAAATCTTAAATTTGTTTTAAAATCAAATAATGACTTTTTAATTATTGGTTTTATATTTTATCAAATGGAAGAAATTAAAAAAGATATATACTTTGAAAAAGAAGAGGAACTTTTAAAATTGTTCTATGAAAGATATGGTAAAGTCTATTCTAAATTAAGAGTAAATACACCGATTAAAATCACACCAGAAATTTTATTAGAAAAAAATTTTAGATTAGAATATGTAAAGATGGTTGAAATAAAGGAATCTTTTATATATTATGATGCTATTTTTGAAAACAAGTCACAACTTTACTTGTATTTATCTAGGAGTAGTGGTAGTGAATTAAATTATCAATTGATGATTTATTTTGATTCTGAAAAATTAAACGAGGTTCGTTTCTTCATAAATAACTTAATTAAATTAAAAGAAAAAAATGGAAATTAGTAGTGTTGAATTACAAGAAAAAATTAACAATGGTGAAAAATTAATTGTTGAGTTCTGGGCCGAATGGTGTGGACCTTGTCGTATAATGAAACCAACATTTGAAAAAGTCGCAAATGAAAACACAAGTGATGTTCAACTGTATACAATGAATGTTGATTTAAATAGAGAAATCGGTGCCGCTTTAGGTATTAGAAGTATACCAACAGTAAAAATGTTTAACGCTGGTCAGATTATTGAAACTAAAGTTGGAATGTTGTCTGAAGGACAAATAAACGAAATGGTAAAAGATTTAATAAATGGATAAGATTGCCGTAGTTTTCACAATGAAAGGTTGTCCTTTTTGTGTTGAATTAAAAGAAATGTTAGAAAAAGACAATATTCCATTTGTTGATCGTGACATACACGAAAACGAAGAAGAATATGATTTATTTGTTGAAATAACTGGTAATGAATACGTTCCGGCATTTATGTTAATTGAAAATCCGGAAAAAGAACCGGTAACAGAATTGTTTGCGCCTGATCGAGATTTTGAAGATATTAATGAAGGTTTTGAAATTATAAAATCATTTATTAATGGATAATAAAAAACCCCACTCAAAAGGTGGGGTTTCTTTTTAAAATACTATTATGTGTTCTAATTTATCTTGTTTTGTGTAAGGTTTATCTTTACCAGGAAACAAGATATCCTGCAATAAGTCGTAATCCTTAACATATTCATTAAACTCTGTTAAATCAAAGGAAAATACGTCAAGAACCAAAGACTTAACAATATCTTTATTATATTTAGAATTGGAAACGATTTTAATTTTCAAATCCTCATCTTCATCTTCTTCTTTTGTAAAATAGAATTTAACCTCATCAGTACCCATAAGACTATACATATGATTAAAAATGTAGTGTGAATAGTAAGTCATTAGACGACCACAATTAAGACTGTAACCATAAGGAAATTCGGATGTTATTGCTAGTTCATAGATTGGTTCTGGTTCCTCGACAAAAACATCTTTATTTATATTAACCCAACCTTTCTCAATGTTGTTTATTTCCTGACTATACCGGATAACATCAATTGTGTTTATCTTTTCAACACCAACCTCTTTTAAAATGTCACCAAACCATTCGGAAAAATCGGTTTTAATCTTTTCAATATCAAGGACAGTTTCACTTGTGGTTTGACCATTTATAACAAAAAATGTTTCACAATCTGTAACCTGGATAATTGAATTTTCTTTTTTGTCTATTCTTGTAAGAATAAAATCGGCAAGTAAATTTACAATGCCTCTTCTGGAATTTTTATTGATTTTTCTCATATACCATTTTTTTATAATGGATATGAATTTTTATTGAATTGTTAAATAGTTTAGATATAATCACCTAACATATCGTTAATGTTTTTTCTAACATAATCCCAATCAGCGTAATCTGGTGTTCTAAAATCTATTTCTGAATAAGTATCATAATCAAATAGATGTTCCATCATACTGGTATAACTACCCCAATAGTCTAATGTAGAATCACTATAAGCATCACCTTTATTTTGATTAACAAAGGCCATAACATCACTTTTAAAATCTCTTATTTTAATATATGGTATATATTTTGTTTTTTCACCAACTTGTTTTGTTTCTTCCATAATTTTTGATGAAAAATATTCATCAAGTCCATTATACACAAGATCATAACATTCACTTTCATATGCACTGTTATAGGCATTATTATGTAGAGAATATAATTCACTTTTTAGTTCGTCCAAATCACCATTAAGAAGTTCATTCATTGCTTCTTCATTGTCAATTAAAGATAGTACATTATCTTGTGTTATTTGAAATATACCATCACGAGCTTGAATATCGGATAGTTCTTGGAAAAAATCATCATCATAATCCTCAACATTTAAATCTCTATTTCCAATATGTTTAAGTATGTATTCACCTAAATGTTTTTTGTTATTGTCATTAAGATCCTCAATCACATCACGGTATACATCAGAAGTTGTATCCCAATATGGTTCCCACATATCCTCACTAAAAACGTGTTTTGCCACATCTCTAGCTGTTCCGTCACGACCTCTATCATCAAAAAATTCGGCTAATTCTTCCCTATCACTTAACTTTAACCAATAACCATCGGATCTTACCTCAACATCAGTTAAAATATTATCACAAATATATTTTAAAGCAACATCTGGTGCATTATTTATCCAGTATTCTAAATAATAATTTTTTGCAACATCCTCAAAATCATCATACGTAGCATTTTCAGTAAAACCTTTTTCTTCTAAAAAATCAAATAAATCCGAATCATTTTCATAATCTTCATACCTAAGCATTGAAATATTAATTTCGTCTTGTTTTCCTTTTTTTGCAACAACATTTAAAAAATTTCTTACTTTAACAAATACCTTTGATAAAAAATCATCAAAATAATTATCATTAAAATGTTCTATGTAGTTTTCTAAATTCATATTTTATAAATATAAAAAAAGGTGGAAAATTACTCCCACCTTTTGTTTTTCTTTGGCCAAAGGAAATTATTTTTTGTTGTAATATTTTTCAATTACTTTTTTAACTGACTCTTGAACCGTTTGGTTTTGAACCGCAGGTTTTTGCGCTTGTTGGGGCGCTTGTTGAGGAGTTGCAGCTTGGTTTCCTTTGTTTTTACATCCACATCCCATAATAAATTGTTTTTTTGAATGTTTATTTGATTATAAATATCAAACCATTATATTATTTGTAAAGTTTTAAGTATTTATATTTGTATGAAAAGATTTATTAAAGAATCACAATTAATATCAAGAATTAAGAAATTAATTTTGGAAGAAGTTGAGGAAGTAAGAATTTCTCCACAAGAATATATGGACCTTTTAAATAAGGTTGCCGGTCAAGCTCACGGTTTATTACGATTACCAAAATTTAGAGGTAAGAAATTAGTTGTTACTGGTAATTTAAGTTTAAATGGTGATGAAAGAATTACAGATTTAGGTCCAATTAGAGTTGAGGGAAATTTAGATATCTCACATACAAATATAAAATCTTTGGACAATGTAGAAGTTACTGGATATCCTCGTATTTGGCAGACACCTTGGGAAAAAGAACTTACAAGAAGAAAAAGACAAAGAGAATTAGCTGACGCTGAAGAAAGAAGAGAAGAAGACGCTTGGAATTTAAACGATACAGATAATGAAGGTGAAAGAGCAAATGCTGCTTTTGAATATGCCGTACAACAAGGTTTATTAAAAGCTAGAATGGAAGACGAAGATAACGAGTTAAGAGAATTAAAAACAAAATTATCGGAACTTGAAACTCAAATGGAACAAGAAGATGATGAAGAAAGATATGATGAATTATCTAGCGAATTTGATGAGGTACAAGAAAGAGTTGATGAACTTGAGGGTGAATATGCCGATGTTTATGATTTAATCCCAGATGGTAGTCATTATGAATTAGATTCATTTAGGTCAATAAGTGAAGATTTTGTAATTGCTGTTGGAACAGAAAGTGAAGCTGATGAATCAATGAGAGACTACTATCAAGATTGGGTCGATGATCCAGTAACATATCTTAATAGTGATACAATTTCATATCATATTGATGGCGATAGCGTTGCTGATGAATTTGAAAGTATGATTGAAGAGTGGGTAAGAGAGGACCCGGATAATTACAGTGTTGAAAAAGATTTAAGTGATAGTCAAGAAGAAGAAATTTGGTTACTTGAAATGGAAAAGTGGGTATATGAGAACGAAGGTGTAAGAGCCCCAATATCTGAACCAACAAGAGAAGACGGCGATGTGTTTGATTTTGAAGACGTAGAAGGTAATAGATTCCAATATAAAAATACAAGTACAGACCCAAATAGAAGTCATTGGGTTTTATATAAAGATGGTGCTGTTGTTTCTCCACATCAAATATATGATGATGAAGATACACAAGACCACAAAGACGACCGTGATAGTAGAATTTCAGATATTGAATATGAAATACAAGAAATAAAATATAATCCGGATGGTGATCCTAATGAGAATGAAATTGAGGAAGCTGTAGAAGATAGATTAGATGATATAAGAAGAGACCCACTTGGATTTTTAGAAGAAATGGGTTATGATTTTAGAGCTATGATAAGTTTTATTGATAAAGATGATTTATTAGATAGTTTAGTTCGAGATGGTAGTTACAGTGATCTTAATGGATACGATGGAGAGTATGATCAAATTAATATTAATGGGACCGATTATATTGTAATGAGAACCGATTAATATTTACAGGTAATATTATATCACTATTATTATGTCAAATGGCAAGAAAAAAGAAAATAGAATTTTTAATGAACACCGACTGGATGTTCGAGAAACCAATTGACAGAGAGCACAAAGAATACAAACTTTTATCGTATTTTCAAAAGGTAGGTGAAAAACTGGATAATATGGAATTATACCCAGGATTTATTGAGTTATCACTTCATTTAGCAAATGTCCAGACACTTGTGAAAGATAAAAAACTTTTATACACCACAAAAAAATTCACAACAGTTGATGACGAACTTCTTGTTAAGGATTTAAAAATCAAAGATGTTCCTGAAATGTCAAAAGATGAATATGAAGAATTTATAAAAATTTTAACATATTCAGCCCCAAGAATGTTTGAATATTTTGGTTTTGCAAAATCTGTGTGGGAACTTGTTTTTGACAGTGTTCACATAAAAATGAGAAAGAACACAAAAAATGTTTTAGAAAATAAAGGTTATTTTTATTTCAATGAAGGTGAAGTCATTAATGTTTGGGAGTATCATAAAAAACCGGCAGCAAAAGGTTCACCAGAAAGTAAGGTTTTAGTTAATTTAATCTATTCTGATAAGAAAAATGATTTGACATTATCGAAAATTATTACAAATTTTAGTCAATGGAATGTTGAAAATAAAAACAAACTACCGGTATTTGAAATGATTTGTCGAGGTGAATTTCCAATACAAGAAACACTATTACCAATGTTTAAAAGAAAATTAATATCATATGTTAGTCAAAAACAAATGATTGAAAATTATAAAAAATCTAAAGAAGAACAAAAAATTTAATTATGGAAACAATTTCAGTAGAAACAATTAAGAAATTCGTAAAGGAATTTCCAAATGACATAGACTTAGGAAGAAAAATCAGAAGTTTCGTAAATAAACTCCAAGTAGAAAATAAAAAAGAAAAGATTAAAAAATAATGGAGTTATTAGAAGGAATGAGAAACGATTGTCAAGAAGGAAATATTAGTTGGTTTCCAGAAAGACAAAAAAGTTTAAGTGAAATTATTACTAAACTTAAACCAACAAACTTAATACAAATTGGTTTTAATATGGGACATTCGGCATTACTTATTTGTGATGTGATTGCCTTAATGAAAAAAAATAACGAATACACACAGGACCCTGTGACAATTCACGTATTTGATCTTTGTGAACACGAATGTACGGTCCCAAATTTTGAAATATTATCCGAAGAAGCTAAAAAACATAACATTTACTTAAACTTAATTCCCGGTTCATCATTAGAAACAATACCACAGTTTATGATGTCAAATGACATATTATTTGATTTTATTGAAATTGATGGTTGTCATACATTTGAATGTTTATTAGAAGATGCTAAAAACACAATACCAAGATTAAAACCAGGCGGTGTTGTGTATATTGACGATTACAAATCAAGTAATATGTCAATTCCGGCGGTAGATAAAGGTGTCGAAACAATAAATTGGGAAGGTTTTAATACTTACTATATTGATGGTGCATTCTGGGCTGAAAAACAACAACCAAATATTTATACTTTGGAGGATTTACTTAAACCATATGAACAAGTAGACCATCCAGCTCATTATGGCGGATCCTCAAATGTTTATGAAGCTATAAAAGTTATCGATGCCTGGGACTTAGGTTTTGCATTAGGAAATACTGTCAAATATATTTCAAGAGCCGGTAAAAAAGATAAACAAAAAGAATTAGAAGATTTGAAAAAAGCTATGTGGTATTTACAACACCATATTAGTAAATTGGAAAATTAAGATTCGATATAGACTTGTTCACCTTCTTCTATCTGATATTTGTCACAATCACCACCAGCAATTTCTAAAATCAAATCACCCTCACCAGAATAAGTTTTACAGTTGTCCTCTCTACAAGGAGGACAATTTTTATGTATTTTAGAAATTTTCATATCTTTTATGAAAATAATATCAAGCGAAATATCACAATTTTTCATCCAAAAAGAATGTGAACCCGGCTTCATAACAAATAACATCCCGTTGAATTTTTCGTTGAATTTTTTACCCATCATCCCCTCTTCAATATCCTTATCCGTTATTACTGTAACAACATTAAATAGATTATTATTTATTTTTATCTCATTCATATTTATAAATATATTGTTATGGAAGAATTTAAAAGATATTCAGGGATTATATTAAAAAGTGATAATAAAGTTCTTATGTGTAAAAGATCACCAAAAAAATCACTACCAGGTACGTGGTCAATACCATCCGGACATATAGAAGGTAAGGAGTCGCCAAAAGACGCAGCACTTAGAGAATTTAAAGAAGAGACCGATATAAAATTACCAGATAATATAAATCTTGTTGGTTTTATAAACAAATACAAAAAAGATGGGTCAACAAAAAAAGGGTTGGTTTATGTATTTTTTCACGATGGTGATAGAGAATACAAACCAAACTTAAAGAAAGCTAAAGACGGCCACGAACACACAGAATGTGATTATTTCACTAAAGAAACATTACCAAAAGAAAAAAATAATGAACAATTACTAAAAATTATCCAAAAAATTTTAAAATAAGTTGACTTTTGATTTGTGTTGAAGTATTTATATTTTACAAAAAACCTAAATCCGCCTTCTTCTTATAAAAAAAATGGTTTAGTTTTAAAACCCACAAATTTCTAGAAAATATTTTGTGGGTTTTTTGTTTTATAATAAAAAAATATATATCTTTGTTGTATGAATAAACACGGATACAATATTAAGATATTTAATGATAAGGTTGGTGAAATCTTAAACGAAACATTTGTTGACCAAATTCAGTTCAAATTGTTTTTGAAGATGGTTCACGCAAGTATCGAATTGGATGAGAATCTTTCGTTCTTTAATGGTGATACGTTTTTGATTAACGTACCATCAAGAATTTTAAAAGACTCTGTTATTGTCACATCAACAAAAGAAATTTCAATAACGGAACAAGTAAAAAGTAAAATTGAAGCATTAGTAACAAAGTAGTATGAAATATATAACATTTTTATTTTTAGTTTTTTTAGGTTTAACATCTTGTATTAAAGAAGATATTGGACCACCAAATCCACCACAACCGATAATTACGGATTCAACAACAATTGATTCTAGCTATAATTTGATTGGACAAGTTTGGGTTATAAATCAATATAGAGTTGGTGAGTTTGGAAATTTAATACCTTTAAGTGATACTATTGTTTTTTTAGATTTAAACACCTATACTTATAATGGAATTGAAGCTCCGTATTCATTTTACACTACAGCATCGGCATACAACTTAACACTTAATTTTACACCGTTTGGGAATTTAAGTGGAACAATATACCAGGGTAATTTAAATATGGGTGTTATGAATGGATTAAAATTTACAGATATAACAATGGGATCTGGTAATGGTACCAACTATTACTTCTGGATGACAAGAGAATGATTTTTCCTTGTTTAATAAAACAAGGTGGTGGAGAGTTGACATTCAATGTCGACCCAATTTTGAAGGGGGCTTAGGCCTCCTTTAAATTTTCTAGGAAATCTTTAACTTTTGCTTTTCCTCTAAGTAAGTTTGTTTTTGATGTACTATCGGAAATACCTAATTTTTTTGCAATTTCTTGGTGTTTCATTCCATCAAAATAATACATTCTAAAAACTTTTTGAAATTGTGGTGACAATGTGTTTATTGCATCTTGAATATCTTTTTCACTATACCTACCCATAAATAAATCATCATATTCTTCTTGTTTTGCATCATATCTACCAAAATCAAAATCTTGAATTTTTGAACCTTTTTCTTTTCTTAATTCATCAATAATATTGTTCCTTACAATCATAGCAACCCAACCATTTAGATTATCACCTCTAAACTGACTTAATTTATTATATGCCTTTATAAAACCATCCTGACAAAAATCTTGTGCTTTTTCACTGTCACCTTTTGCATATTTTAAACAAACAGTTTTATATATTTTTGGAAAAAGTTCACGATAAACATTATCAAAATTAACATTTTCGGTTAATAACTTATAAAGTTTTTTATATTGTGATTCAGAAATTATAATTTTCATATTAATAAATACTTGTAAGATTAAAAAAAAATATATATCTTTGTATTATGAAAATCACAAAGAAAGAACAGTTATTTTTGGACAAACTTGAAAAAGAAGGTGTAGTATGGGATTTTGACCTAATTGAGTTTTTAACAAAAGATAAAAAAGGTTATGATAAATATTTTTATTATAAAACTTCTTATATTGCTTATGATTTGATTAAAAAAGGTTTAATTAAAGTAAATCCAGAAAACTGGGCAAGTTGGATTAAAGCATAATGACTATGGAAAAAATATTATATATCGTAAGAGGCGTTAGTGGTGCAGGAAAATCAACATTCGCAAAAACATTAGGTGGAACACACATTGAAGCGGACCAATATTTTGTTGATGGTGATGGTAATTACAAATTTGATGGATCCAAAATAAAATTGGCTCACGAATATTGTAGAACACAAACCGAAGCTTGGATGAAAACCGACGGAACCCAAGTTAATGTAGATAAAATTGTTGTTTCAAACACCTTTACCCAGGAGTGGGAAATGGAACCATACTTTGAATTAGCAAAGAAACACGGATATAAAGTTTTTACTGTAATTGTTGAAAATAGACACGGAGGAACAAATGTTCATAATGTTCCAGAAGATAAAATAGAACAAATGAAAAATAGATTCAGTATAAAATTATGAGTAGATTAGATAAACTTAAAGAACAACATCCGGATTTAAATGTATCATTAATTGATATAATAACATCATTGGACCCAACCGGTACTTACAAGTATACCGAGTTTTTAATTAAAAACTTTAAAAGGGATAACCAATATTACAGCCCAAATTTGGATGAACTTAAAGGTTATCTGGGAGTATTTTTGTTTGGGTCAAATGAAATTGAAGTTTTAAATGAATTTGAAAGACACTCAAGAGCTAATAGAATAAAAGTAAAAGATATTAGTAAATATAAAAATTTTAAAGAGTTAAATGAACAAGTTAAGATTGCCGAAGATATTGAAAAACAAAAAGAAGTTGAAAAACAAATTTTGAAAATACACGAAGATGATACCTGGTTAGTATTAACACCTTTAAGTTTTGATGCTTCAAGAGTTTATGGATCAAACACAAAATGGTGTACAACACAAGAAAGATATTGGGATAGATATTTAAAAACACATAGGTTAGTTTATTGTATTAATAAAAAAACTGATACTAAAATCGCTTTCTCAAGAGATTATGGCGATGATAAATTCCAAGCTTGGACCGCGGACGATAGTGAAGTTAGTCCAATGTTTGTGGATTTTATTCCGGATGAAATCTTTTTAAAAATTAGAAAAGAATTACAAAAAAATGAAAGAACAATTGATTTGATTTATGGTGAAACCAGAAATAAACCAGTTTCTATTTCAGATATAATTAATATTCACCAAGGTAATATTGGAGCGGAAGACGGTCCAACTATACTTGACAGAATAAGAAGTTTAATGGATCTTAATCGTTATAATAGTAATTGGACATCTGAACAGTATATGAAACCAGTAGTAGGACCAATCGATGATTTACCAAACCAAGGTGAATATGAAGTAACAAGAAGAATCAGTGATTATCCAAGGATAAGTGTTAATTATACCGGTGATGTTTTACCTTAAAAAATAAAAATTATGAACTTTAAAAAAATATTAACAACAGGAAAAGTATATATAACTTCAGACACACACTACGGTCATAAAAATATTGTTCGTGGTGTGACAAACTGGAGAACCCAGGATGGACAAATACCAGTTGATTCGGTTAGGGATTTTGAAACTATTGAACAAATGAACGAAAGACTTATTGACGGTATTAACAATATGGTAGGACAAGACGACACACTAATAATGTTAGGTGATGTTTCATTTGGGGGATTTGATAATATCGGATTATTCCTTGATAGACTGGTGTGTAAAAACATTCACCTTATATTAGGAAATCATGATACAAGTATAGAAAAAAATAGAGATTTTATTCAAGGACGATTTTTAAGTGTTCAACACTACCTTGAAGTTAAAATAAATGATAGAAACTTTGTTTTATGTCATTATCCATTACAGAGCTGGCATGGTCTAAATAAAGGTGTTATCCATTTACACGGACACGTACATCTTGGAAGAGAAGCTAAATTCGGTAATGGTAAAAAAATGGATGTTGGTGTTGATGGAAACGGACTGGATCCATATAGTGTTGATGAAATAATCAAAATTATGGATAAAAGACCAGTTGGGTCCGATATGTCTGGAGATCACCATTTGGATGATTTAATTGGAGTTGTGGGTTAAATCACAACTCCATTATATTTATTATTATGAAAATCATTATAACAGAATCTCAATATAATTTAATCAAAGAAGCTGCAGGTGTTCCAGAAAATATTCTAAACGAAGCCAGAGTATTATACAATATTGTTAAAGATAAATTAAAGGAAATAAACTCAACCGACAAAGAAGAATATTTGTTTGAGGATATTAAAATTGATTTAACTGTTTCTGATGTAAATTTTACAAATTTAAATTTTATTGTTAGAGTTGATGAATTAGAAGATTATGATGGTTCTGAACCTATAATCGCAGCAATGGGTGTTGGAAATGAATTTGATTTTGATGAAGGCATAATGATGCAATTAAATAAGGAAACATCAACCATAGATTTACACATCCAGTTCGTAGTTCCTGAAGGTTGGGAACCAATTGATTTGTATATGGTTTTTATAGAACAAAAAATACATAATACTTCTATAATGGCCCACGAATTAATGCACAGATTTAGAAGAACTAAAAAGTCAAAAGGTTTGGCCGGCAATACCGCTGATTATCAGACATACGCATCCGGAAAGTTAAATTTTGGAATACCAGTTATAAATGAATTTATGAGGTATAGTTATTTTATTCAGAACGAAGAAAATGTTGTTAGACCGACAGAGATTGCATCAAGAATGATACAAAATGGAATAACAAAAGAAAAGTTTTATGAATTTTTGATGAAAGACGATGTTATCAAAGAATTAAAAAGAATACAAAACTTTTCATTTGAATACTTGATTCAAGGTTTATACGATCAAATGGACAAAGTATTTGCATTACTTGAACATGCCGGAGAAAAACCAAAAGAAAACTCACCTGAAGAAAATATAAAAATAGTTTTAGAGTTAGTTTATATTAATTTATCAGGTCTTAAAGTTGGGTTTTTTGAAAATATGGTATTGTCACACGAAGAACAGATCTTTTCAAAAATGGGTCCTTTATCACAACTTTTTGGTGGAAAAGAACCAACAGAAGATAAATCAAAAGTTCTTAAAAAATATAAAAATCACGTTACAAAATATGCTGATAGAGAGATGGATTTTTTTAAAGATGAATGTGAAAGATTTAATTATGTTGCAACAAAACTAATTAAAAGAATATCAAAAGTTTATTCATTAATCCCAGATGAAAAAGAACAAACAAATGAATCTATATTAAATTGGGACCTACACCAAAAACTTATGGAAAAAAGATATGGTAAAAGACCAATAGAAACTTCCTACAAATACAAAAAATAATTTGTTTAATTCAAATTAGTTTCCTACCTTTGTAAGGTGAAAAAACCCTGTAAAGAATGCCCCCACTTTATTCGTAATCGTCACAACGATATGATTGTTGATTTTGCCGACAGAACCGGTAAGAAACACAATTGTCATATGACAGAAGGAAAAAAAGATTTGTGGAATGTTAAAGATAAAAAATTAGAATGTTATGGAAGTAAAACAGACGTTAAAATGGTTAAAAGAACAATTTGAAAAAGATGGTGATACAACATTTCTTAACTTAAATTGGGATAGGTTTGATGAATTATTTGAACAAGCAAAAAAAATGGATGATGAGTTTTTAGAAAAACTTAAAGACTTTGATGTTTGGAAAGAATGGAAAAATTCTAGTATGAAAACAAAAGAAACTAAATTTGGAACTTACGTGGAAACTGAAAGTAGTACAAAAATAACCGGTGATAAAATCACAAGGTTTGTTGAGAGATTGAAAAAAATTGGTATTGATGTAAAACTATCAGGAAACTTCCCTTGGGTTTATATTGATGAGATCTGTGGAATTAGAGTTACAGAAAGATTTCAAGCAAACCACGGATTCACTTTAATATTTCTTCCTGGTAGAAACGATAGTCCGGTATCTGAATTTACAGATATTGAGGAAATCTTCAAACTTATACGAAGGTATTCGAGAGAAGCCAGATTAACACAAATGATGAAAGACGACGAAGAAAATGGATTATATGAAGAATTGTAAACTTTTTTTAGATGATGTGCGTTCACCAAAGGACGCAATTGGATTGGTCCCGGATAAACATAATAAGTTTTATTGGGAGAATGATTGGGATGTTGTAAGAAATTATGATGAGTTCGTACAATACTTAGAAGTGAATGGTACTCCTAAGTTTGTCTCATTTGATCATGATCTTGGTGATACTGCAATGGATGAATATTTTAGAAATGTTGCAACCAACGGAATTTTGGATTACGACAATATTAAAGAAAAAACCGGGCTTGACTGTGCAAAATTCCTTGTTGAATACTGTGCGGATGAGAACCAACCACTACCGGAATATTTGGTCCATTCGGCAAATCCTGTTGGTAAGAAAAACATTGAGTCATTTTTGGAAAACACAAAAAAACATTTATCTTTGTAATATGAAATTAATTAAATTAACATCCCATAAAGACGATGGTTTCATTTACGTTAATATTAATGAAATTGGACATTTTTACGAAGTAAAGGAAAGCCAAATGTGGCATCAAGGAGAACCAATATCAAAAAAACATACTGTGATTGGTGTAACAACACATAATAACGGAGGCTTCAAAGTTAAAGAAACACCTGAAGAAATAATTGAAAAAATTAGATTAATTAGAAACACAAATAGCTCACAAATAATATGAACTTAGATAAACTAACAATGGACGAACTTATTTTATTACGAAATAAAATTGAATATAAAATAAATTCTTATGAAGATGGTTATTTATATATCTGTTCTGTCCGTCAGTTCGGTAGTGTCTGGGAAGAAAGACCAAGTAGTTTATATTCTTTAAGAGAACTTTGTGATTCATATAATGGAGACAATGGTATTGTTGATGTTTATACTAACAACCCAAATTTAGAATTTCCTGAAATGGAGTTTTATAATTATGGTGATGTTATGTTTATTAAATCCGAGGATGATTACAGAGAGTGGATTAAACACACTAAAACTAAAAACTTTATTGATGATGTAACACAACGACTTGATGAGTGGGAAAATAAAGATAATGTACCATTCCAATACAGACCTTCTTTTGGACCAATATGGACAAGAGAAGATTTGAAAGAATGGATTGAAGAATTTGAAAGTAAGAAGTGGGATTTTGTTGAACCAAGATCTATGAAGAAATATCTTGAAGACGACGTTGAATAATTAAAAAACAATTTATACCTTTGTATTATGGAATTAGAAAAATTTGAACAAGCGAAAAAAGTTAAAGAAGATCTTGATAGGTTGGAAAGACAGAAGTATAAATTGGAATCTGCGTTAAAATCTTGTTCTTTAGGTGTAACAATTGGTTACTCAATAGGAGGGTCTTTTCCAAGAAAAGATGAGGTTAGTCTTTATAACAAAGGAGCTATTAAAGAAATGTTATCCAAAGAACTTGAAAGGTTGAAAGAAGAAATAGATTCAGTAAAAGAAGAATTTGAAAATATATAAAAATGGAAAATTTAAATAGTGTTGCATACGTAGGAAAAATAGGATCCGTGTCTGAAATACCAAATGCTGATAACATAGAGTTAGTTACTGTTGGTGGGTGGAATGCCATAACTAAAAAAGGTGAATACCAGGTTGGAGATAAGGTTGTTGTTGCGACTACTGACGCGGTAATACCACAAGCACTATCTGACTTAATGGAAGTAACTAACTACCTTCGCAAAGGACAAAGAGTACGTACTGTTAAACTTCGTGGTGTTTATTCCGAGTGTTTATTAATACCATTCAAATACTTGGCACCAAAATCTTTGGAGAATAACGTAAATGAAGGTGATGATATGATGACTATACTTGGGATAACTAAGTTTGAACCCCCAGTTAAAACCGTTCAGTTAAGTGTTGGTGGTCGTAAAATAAAATACCACCAAAACCCTAACTTCAAAGTTTACTACAAGTTTCCTAACCAGAAGAATGTACCCGATATGTTCAGTGAAGAAGATGAGGTTGTTATAACTCGTAAGTTACACGGAACAAATGCCAGATACGGAATAGTAAGAAAGAAAAAACTTTCTTTATGGGACCGTGTTAAAATGTTTTTCGGAAATCAATGGGTTGCATTTGAATATGTTTTGGGTAGTCATAATGTCGAAAAAGGATCTGATTCACAAGGTTTTTATGACACCAACGTATGGGAAGAAGTGGCTATAAAATACGACATACGTCAAAAATTGTGGGATCACGTAAAAGATACTTACGAACCATTTGACTTGAGTGAAGGTGTTGTTATATACGGTGAGATATACGGTGCTGGTATACAAAAAAATTATGACTACGGATTAACCGACATAAAATTTGCTGGATTTGATGTCCAAGTTGATGGAGAATACCAACCATACATAAATGAGACAGTACATTTTAATTGTCTCCAGTTACCACAAGTTGAGTTATTATACCAGGGCAATTGGTCTAAAGAAGAACAGGATAAATTTGTGTTTGATAATTTCATAGAAGGTACCAAAGTACCACACGAAGGTGTTGTTGTTAAATCGGTATCAGGTAACCGAGGAAAGGTGAGCAAAGTGATAAATCCGGACTACAGTATATTCAGTGAAAAAAATAATGTTGGTGACTCCCATTGATGGAGTCACTTTTTTTTATTAACTTTGTAAAAAGAAAAAAATGAGTTACGTTAGAATAGATGTTTATTTGGATGAGGTTTATGACCAAATGGGTAGAAGTGATAAAAATAATATGGCCGAATGGTTATACGAAGATGGAATATTAGATACACACCCAAACACTGAAATAAGAAAAATTGTTAGAGGTGATGAAGAGTCAAACGGAGAAAAAGAATTGAGAGATAATTTAAGTAAAATTTGGAACTCTTATCACCGATTAACAAATGAAGAAGAATTATTAATAAAACAACTAGCAAATAGATTATGATAAAACCAGTAAGAGAAGTGATTTTTGGAGTTTGTGATAAAACCGGAAATTGTGATTCGTATTTTGGATTCTTCAAAAATGAAGAAGACGCAAAAAAAGAAGTTGAAATCCAAGCTAATAGATTAAAAGAAGATCTTGGATTTATGGATATTATTGTAAAAGAAGATAGAGCTGTAACATCAGATGGTATAAAAGAGACAATTGTAATAATAGTTCACGCATTTGTTTTAAGGTAAGATTACAAATTGTATAAAATAAATAAAATGGGGATTAAGAAATTAAAAAAAGAAAATGAAATTTTAAATTTAAATCTTGCCAATATGTTGGAAAGATTTGATACTAGTAAAACCAAAAAATATTCACAGTTTTTGGTTAAGATGCTCAATAAAAGAATTGAATCGTGGCAAAAAGAACAAGATGAAAATAGAACATTTAGAATACAAGAAACAAACCAACCCCCATTAGAAAGAGTTGTACCAAATAATTCTTTTGAAAATATGTTATCAAGAATGGTTTTTTGTGATTCCATATTTACTTGGAATAGTATGGAAAGATTTGTTGAGTTTACAGAACTAATGGAAAAAGGTGTAATTGATGAAAAAGACATCAGTAAATACGATTCCTGGGATATGTTGGAAACACAATTATTTGAAGCCAAGAATCGTGAGTTGTTTAAAAAATCAAAAAAAGAAATTCACAAGATTTTTGAAGACGATAATTATATGATTTTTAAACCATTAACCTATGCGTCATCTTGTTCATATGGGTATCAAACAAAATGGTGTACAGCAATGATTAATGATCCCGGTTATTTCTACAATCATTCAAGAGGAATCTTAATTTATCTTATCGATAAAAAAGAAAATAAAAAGTTTGCTTTTTATAGAAGTTTCCCACAACCATATGAAATAATGGATGATCACGAACAATATGTGTTTAAAACATATAACCAGGAAGATAAACAAATTGATACAATACAGACCGGTCTTCCAATGAATATCCTTCAAATCATTTTAATGGAATGTGATTTAAAATCACCAACAACAATTCCAAATTATAGGTTATTTTCTGAAGAGGAAAAAAATGAAATGAGAAAATACAATGGATCATTACCGGAAGATAATCTTTGTGGAGAAGAAATGAAGGTATCGGATGAATTACCAGGATATATAGAAGCACCAGCACTTCGTCGTTTAAGAAGAAACACAGCAAGATTAATACCTGCTCACTCGTGAACCACACGAAGAAGATGTAACGGAAGAAAAATGTAGTGAAGAATATTTGGAAGAAGCTAAAGCAGCTGTAGAAATCTGTAGAGAAGAATTGGAACAACAAATTCTCGAACATATTCACAAAAGTTATGATAGAGAAAGTTGAAGTTTTAGTTAGGTTTGCAAATGAAAGTGTCTATTACAATAAGATAAAAATAGACCCCACAAAAATGGAAGACCCAATGGTTTTTACAGATGAAGTTTTTGTAAGTATCGATGGTGTTAGAGTGGCAATGAAAAAAGAAGATTGGAATAATTTAAAATTAAAAGAAAATGAGTGATATAATTGAAGAAGAATATGAATACCCATATGAGGGGTTAACATCTGAACCCGAAGAAAGCTATTTAACAACAGATGAAATACTTGCAAGAAATAGAACTAGAAAAAATACAGAAGATAAAAAAGAACTGGATATTCCTTGTTGTTGGAGTAATCTAAAAAATGATGAATATGCTCCGGCCTATGTGACCGTACCAAAAGTACCTGCCGGTGTATATGAGATTGGTTGGAATGGAAATTTACAAACACACACTCTTAAAAAACAACCATTCAAAACGGATGAGTTGTACCATTTACCATCACCAGAAATTACAGACATATTACAAGATATTGAAAATTTCTGGAACAGAGCTGATAAATATAAACAGTACAACTTTATACACAAAAGAGGTATTTTGATGTATGGTGACCCAGGTTGTGGAAAGTCAGGTATTATTCAACTTATATCACAAAAGTTAATTGAAAGAGACGGCATTGTAATAAATGTAAAAGATGAAGAAGATGTTGATAGGTTTACATCATTTATTGCTACATTTAGAAAGATAGAGCCAAATAGACCACTTGTTGTCTTATTGGAAGACATTGATTCGATTGCCAGTGAAAATAGGTATCAGACTGCAAGACTATTAAATATTCTTGATGGTGTTAAACAAATTGAGGGTGTTGTATATATTGCAACAACGAACTACCCGGAGAAACTCCAGGAGAGAATTACAAATAGACCATCTCGTTTTGATAGAAGATATAAAGTTGAAACACCAAATGCTGAAATAAGAAAAGCCTACATCCAACATAAATTAAATGAAGAGGATATTAATGATATTGACATTGAGGAATGGGTTAAAAGAACTGATGGAATGTCACTTTCACACTTGAAAGAAGTTGTTATTTCAGTTATTGTTATGGGTAGAACTTTTGAAGAAACTATGAACAACTTGGAATCTTTAGCTGAAAGACCAAGAATTAAAGGATCAGGTAGTGTTGGATTTGGAAAATAAAATTATGAGATATCACGCAAATTTTTATACAAATAGATTAGTAACCGAATGGTTAAAAAACGGTAAGATTATAATTGGTTGTGATCTTGACGACACAATTATTCCTTACAATGAAGAAATTAAAGACAACTGTAAAAAAATGGTTGATTTAATTTTGGAATGTCAAAAGGAAGGTATTGTGTTTTTAATAAACACGGCAAGAAGTGGATTACAATTAGAACGAGCAAAAGAACAAGTTGAAAATTTGGGAATTGAAGTCCACGGTGTTAATGAGATGCACCCAGAATGGGATAAACCTTATGGTATTAATGGGAAAATATACGCAAATATCTTCCTTGATGATAGAGGTGGGTTCTGGGATAGTTATGAGACATTATCAACAGCACTTGCAATTGTGAGAAAAGAAAGAAAAAATGGGAATAAGGATGAATGATAATCATAGAACAGATCAGGAGTTTGAAAACTTTTTGAAAAACATTGGTGGTGTTACCATACAACACAAACCACATTTGGGACCAATAATGGAAAGAAGGTATTTTGGTGTTGGTAACGGATGGTTGGGAATTATACAGAGACTTTTTGAGGTTTTAATTAAACTTGGATGGGACAAACAATTTATCAATGTTAAAGAAAAGTTTGGTGGTATGAGTATTTTTATTGACAACATACCGGAAAACGGTTTTAATTTTATTGTAGAAGCCGAAAGAGAAACATTTTCTGTTTGTGAAGTTTGTGGTGAACCTGGAGAACAACATAGAATAAAAAATTGGATTCACACACTTTGCGATGAACATAGAGATGAAAGACTTATTATTGAAGATGATGGTAAAAAATATCTCATAAAAGAAACTGGACAAATAAAAAATGGTGATTTATATTATAATGCACAAACACATAAAGTATTAAAATGTGAAGTGGATAATTTTTTTGATCCCTGGTCCGTTAAAGTAATTGAATTTAAATAAAAAACATTATGAGCAAATTTGAAGAACGAATTATTGAAAAAGAAAATGAAAGGCTTTCAAAAATGAAAGAAAGAGTTGTGAATTTATCATATTTCACAAGTGAAGAAGTTGCAAAAAAATACCAAGAAAAAACAGAAGTTAGTGAAACATTAAAACCTATGACATTTACAATTCAACCAAATGAAGTTGAAGTGTTAAATAATTGGATGGGACATATTAAAGGTGTTTATGGTAAGTATGGTAACTTTGAATATAAGTTTAAATCAACCGGCGGGTTAGGTTGGGACATTTGGGTTTATAGTGAGTTAGCGGAAACTGAAATTTGTTTAACAGAAAACATTGACTATTAAAAATAAATAAATTATAATTTCAGCACAAAACAAATAATTATGACAGTAAAGCAAGCATTAAAATTAAAAAATAAGTTGGTTCAAGATTTGAATAAACTTACAGAAAAGTTACATAATAACAATTCAGTTATTGAGGGTAACACAAGAGATTATTCGGCAAAAGAATTGTTAGCAGAAATGTATGTAAGAATTGATGAGTTAACAGCAATTAAAACTCAAATTCATAAAGCAAACGCACCAGTTTATGATAAAATTTTTCTTTTATCTGAGTTGAAATCAGCAGTTAATAAATTAAAATTTTTGGATTGTACAAGTGGTGTTGCTATTGATTATTTATCAAGAAGAAGTGATACACCAATTGTTAAAATCGCTGAAATCTCAACAGTAGAGAGAGACAATGAGATTAAGTTTTTAGAAAATAGAATCGAAGAGTTACAAGAGGAGTTGGATTATCATAATATTACAACAGAAATCGAAGGATTGTAATAAAGGTAGTATAGTATATATTTTCAACATAATACAAAATTCTTGATCACGATTGTAGATTTGATGATGCTCTTAACATTCAAAAGTCAAATGTTCAAAAATCATTTTGTCAAAATTTAAAACTCTTAAAAAACACTGAAAATTATATTACTATTACCTTTGAACCCCAAGACCATAAAAAGTTTTGGGGTTTTTTTGTTTTTATTTTGTTTTAATGTATTTATATAAAAGTAAATAATAAATCAAAAAAAAAACAATTAAAAATGGCTTTTGTAATTATCGATAATCCTGGATTTCCAACTTCAACAGTTAGATGTGGAAACTGTAACACAGCACCAGCAAACTACGCTACAGTTAGTGGTGGTAGAGGTAATGTAGTTAGAAACACATACACAACAGTTAGTGGCGGATATAAAAATACAATCACAAGTGGATTAACTTCTTATTCCACAATCGGCGGTGGTAATGCAAATACAACCGATGGATATGCAACAATTATCGGTGGTGGTAGATTTAATAAAATACTATCAACAGGTGATTATGGTGTTATAAATGGAGGAAATAACAACACAGTTAGTGGTATTTTTAGTTCCATATTAGGTGGTTGTAATAATAAAGTAACTGGTTCTTATTCTTCTATCTTAGCTGGAAGAAACATTACAGCAACAGCTTCAGATACGGCATATGTTCCAAACCTTAACATTAGAAATGTTGGAAACGGAAGTCCAGTAATAAACCTTGGTTTAGATTCATCTGGATTTGTTGTAACCGGTGTTACAACAACAGATATTTTTGTTTCTGGATTAACATACAATAACGGAACTGGAGTATTAACATTAACAAATTCTAATGGTAATACATTAAATGCTTCTGGTTTCCAAACAGATGATTTTTATGTAACTGGTGGTACATACTCTAATGGCACTATTACTTTGGAAAGACAAGATGGGACAGTTACAATAAATGGCTTATACACTGGTGGAACTGACTATTATTTAACAGGTCTTACTTGGAATCCTGGAAATTTTGATTTAACAGCATCTGTTAGTGATGGTAATGATTATACGGTTAATTTAGGAATTTTATCATCCGATATGACAGTTACTGGTGGAACATATAATTCTAATACCGGTGTTGCAACATTCACAACAAATTCTGGAAATACATTTAATGTGTCTGGTTTTTTAACTGGATTTACAGATGTATTATTAACTGGTGCCTCATACAATTCTGGAACTGGAGTTTTAAGTTTAAACAATAGTAATGGGTCAATAGTTACCGCATCCGGATTTTTTACTGGGGCAACTGGTGGGTCTGGTATTATCATTGTTGGTAACGGCACAGGATCAACTCTAAGATGTGGGCTTAACAACTCTGCAGATGGGCAATGGTCAACAGTGAGTGGTGGATATTGCAACCAAGCCACACAATTCGGAAATACTGTTGGTGGTGGTGTTTGCAACAGAGCAAATGGTGCTAACTTTTCTACTGTAGCCGGTGGATGTCGTAATTCAGCATCTAATACTCATTCAACAGTAAATGGTGGGCTATGTAACACAGCGGTAGGTCAAGCTTCAGCAATAAATGGTGGAAGACAAAACACAGCAAGTGGGTGCTACTCAACAGTGGTTGGTGGGTATCGTAATACCGCAAACTCACTACACTCATTTGTTGGTAATGGACAATTTAATTTTGCAATTGCTAATTATTCTGTCATTACTGGTGGTTGGCAAAACCAAATATTATCCGCAGATTATGGTTTTGTTGGTAGCGGGTATAATAATAAGATATCTGGTTCTACCGCCAGTCAAAGTTTTATTGGTGCTGGGGAATGTAATTTAATAACAAAAACAAGATCCTTTATTGGTGCTGGTCTATGTAATACGGTTTCTGGTTGTTATTCATCAATTGTTGATGGAAGAAATAATCTTGTTGAACTTGGTAATTTTGCATCAATTTTAGGTGGTGAACTTAACTATCTTAGTGGTCCTCATTCTTCTGTTATTGGTGGGTGTTCAAACACTGCAATCGGTTGTGGTGCGGCAATAGTAGGTGGCTCAAGTAATTTAAATAGATCCGACAATAGTATTATTGGTAGTGGTATATACAATACAACTAATCAAGGAGGTGCCTTTGCGTTCATTGGTGCTGGTATATTTAATACAACAAATAGTGCTGATGTTATTGTTGGTGGTTATTGTAATACAACTTTAAATGGTGCTTTTAATTTAATTGGTGCTGGGTTCCAAAATACTGTTTATGGTGGTTATTCAGTTATTTCTGGTGGTGAATGTAATAAAATTACAAGATCAAAATCTGGTATTTTAGGTGGTAAAAACAATTCTGTTAATGATTGTCTTTCATTTATAGTTGGTTCTGATATAACCTCTAATAGACAGTGTGCTACGTTTGTAAATAATCTTTCAATTATGAATATACCAACAAGTTCAGCTGGTTTACCAACTGGTTCAGTTTGGAGAGATCCAGCAACAAATGGATTATTTATTGTTCCATAACAATTAAAAAATAAAATAAAAACCCCATTCTAATTTAGTTTGGGGTTTTTTTATTTTAAAAATTTTTATATATTTACAATATGTTATTTCTTACAGTATTTTTAATTATAATGATTGTTATTGGTTTTTTTGGTAAAACAAAAAAAAGAGCTAACATTAAACATCCCTTTGATATGTTTTTTAAAAAAGATGACCGATAAACAAAAGTTTGGTGTAGAAAAATTTCTTGAACACCATATGGGTGATTTAATTAAACACGACTATCATAAAAATAATAACTATGTAATCTTATCCAAAACCGAAGGTGGTACTAAATATTTTTTATATGAAGAAAAACATAATTTAGCGTATGTCAATTCAAAAGTTGTAATTGACCCAATATTAAAAATATTCCAAACAGACTATAATGAAACTTATGATTTTGTTAATGAATGGCTTAAAAAAAAATATGAGATTGTTGGTGATGATTTAATTGGAATTTAATTTTATTTTACTATCTTTGTTATTATGAAGGTAATGTTTTTAGATCACGACGGGGTTATTTGTCTTTCTTCAGAGTGGGGTGGGCGATATAAGAAAAAAGGGTTTGACTCAAATCCCGAAACACCTATGGATATACGAATGGATAACTTTAATGAGAAAGCGGTTAAAGTTTTAAATAAAATCATAGAAGAAACCGGTTGTGAATTAGTTATTTCATCTGATTGGAAAAAACACGGAACATTAAATCAAATAAAAGAAATGTTTATTACTCGTGGAATTAAACCACCAATTGATATAACACCATTTTGTAGTGTTCTATTTCGTGAAGGTAAATTGCCAGATGATTTTGTTTTACCACATTTTAATAAAACAGAGTATGAACGACATATTGAAATTTTACATTGGTTAAAAGAACATCCTGAAGTAACACATTGGGTTGCTGTTGATGATCTTGATATGTCAAAACGAGATGGTTGGGGACTTGAAAACTTTGTTCACTGTAAACGACCTAATCTTGAAGGTATCAAACAATCAGGAATTAAAGAAAAAATTATAAAATTTTTGATTTGAGACTTTTTAAAAAAATATTATTTTGGTTGTCATATAGATTACCAAAAAACAAAAGAAAAACTATTTGGGACTTATGATAAGCATAAATAAATTATTTCGTAGAAATCCAGGACTTCTTGACAACCCGGAGGTTAAAGAACTTGTTACATATATCCAGGACCTTGAAGGTGAAATCTTTGAAAAAAAAATTGAAGACAACTATAATAAGGAACATATGCTAAAATCTATGTTATCCGATATACTTACAAGTTGTAGGGAATATGAAGAAAATAAATTACTTCAAGATAGATATCCAGAACTATATGAAAAAGTTGATGCCGATTCTTTAGTTAAAAATTTAATGGATTATATTATAACTATGAACGCTAAAAACGATTTAAGGTTATGAAAAAAATTGTATTAAGTGAAAATTGTTTTGGTCCAGACGTTGAAATTGACGGTGAATCATTATTTATTCACGAGTACGATAATAGAGACCCAAAGTTAATTGAACATTTACAGGATAAGTTGATTTCAAAACTACACGAATTAAAAGGTGGTATGGGAATGAATGATTGGACCACAATTGCTGAAATTGTTATCCAATTGTCCGGTGAATACAAATATAAAGTTGATGAATCTGACGAAGGAAATTCCTGTGATCAGTGTGGAAATTACAACCATAAATATGTATATATAAAGAAAGAAAATGACAAAGAAAGTTAAATTATTTATGGTTGATGAACAACCATACCTTGTATCACTTGAAAAAATTGAAGTTGGGGATAAAGCAATTGTTACAGTTGGAGGTAAATACCCAAGTATTGTTGAGTGTGCTAATGAACAAATTATAAATCTAATAACCGATTCAAAACTAACTCTAACACAACCATTCAAAATTTTTATGGGTCCGGATAAAGTAAATCTAACTCAAAACCAGATTGATAATTTATTAGAGGGTGATGGTGTTTTAGAGGTTGTTGAAGAAAATGGCGTAATAACTTATACTATTTAAAAATGAACAATTTAGAGACAATTTTAGATTTTATTGTAATAATTTTAGTTATTGTTGCGGTAACTGCACAATTATATATTAATTATAAAAAGGGTAAAAAAGATGAATAATGTTAAAGTTTTAACACCAAAAGGTGTTGGTGAAGTTGAAAAGATTTATGTTTCTGATTTAGGTTTTCTTATGTTAAGAATTAATAATTTAGATGGGACTTACACAACTTATAACCTTGGTAAACACAATGTGGATGTAAATATATTCACAAATCAAATAGTTGTTTATGAAACAGTTGGATCTTCACGGGATTAAACATTCCGAAGTTAAAAAAATATTGGACCAATTTATTTGGGAAAATATGCAAAAGAAACAAAAAGAAGTTTCAATAATTACCGGCATTAGTAATCAAATGAAAATTGTTGTCAAAGAATGTGTTGATGATTACAATATGACATACCAAGAAGATTTTTTAAATCCAGGAAAAATTATTATAACACTTGTGTAATTAAAAAAAAATATTTATTTTTGTTGAAAATAAAACAAATGGAAGATAGAAAAACATATTTGTTGTCACAACAATTTAAAATGACATTTACACAAGATCCCGATTGTTGTGATTCTAGTGACGGTCAATATTTAACAATCAAAACAGAAAATGGTGGTGGTGGTGATTTTTATGTTATTGAAACTGAAAGATGGGCATTTGATAACATACCTGAACTGGTAACAACATTAATGAGATTTTATAACAAACACCAAAGTGTTAAATCAAAAGAATTAGAATGAAGAATTTAACTGATAGTGAATTACTATCCTTAGCATACAAAAACCTCGCAATTGCTGATAAACATTTTTATTCATCTATGGTGTTAGTAATTATTGGATTAATACAATCTATATTATTAATTTTTAATTTTGTTGTTAGCTTTTTAATTGTATATCCAATTTGTTTTTTATTATATCTTTACCATAAAAAAAAACAAGAAAAATATATGAAGATTGTTGACGAAGCACTTAAAGAATTAACCTCAAGAGAAATTTGATTATGAAAAATATTATCTGTATATTTTTGATTATGTTATTAGTTAGTTGTTCTAACTGGCAATATAAAGAATTTACATATTTAAGGTGTAAAAAAAATGAAAAGATTCACGTCCATTTATATTACCACGAAACTTGTGACTGGGTTTGTTTGGATTTGGATGATGATTATAGGATTATTGTTGACACGGCAAGAATAAAATATAAAACAGATAAAAACGGTGAAGTAAAAAAAGTAAAATTAATAAAATGAAAAAAGTATTTTTAGCGATTATGATGGGTGTTATGGTAACATCCTGTACGGAAAATGAAAGAGTTAAAGCCTGGGGTGGAGAAGGAACAATTAACCTACCAAAAGGTCGTAAGTTAGTTAATGTAACTTGGAAAGAAACCCAAGTTTGGTATTTAACAAGACCAATGGATTCAAACGATGTGGCACAGACATATCAATTTCAAGAAGAGTCATCTTGGGGATTAGTTGAAGGAACTTATAACATTATAGAAACAAAGTAATATGACAGAAAGAGAATTAATACTTTTAGGTTTTAAAAGTGAAGAAATCAGAGAACACGATGATGATGAGTCTTATTACTATGTACTTGATATCGTTGATGGTTTAACTTTTATTACACCAGTCAATGAAGAAATAAAGGAAGACAATTGGTATGTTGATGTTTTTAATACGGATCCAATTGTAAGATTCCACGAATTTGGAGAGGTTCAAGGACTGATAAACCAACTTACAAAAGCAATAGTAAAAAATGAACGATAAGAGAATGATTTATGAATCTATGTTAAATGAACATAGAAGAGTTCAAAATGAGATAGCAGATATTAAAGCGAATAGTTTTGAACTAAATGAGGAAGAAAAGAAAAAAGTTAAAGAATTGGAAACAAGACAAGTTCAACTAATGAACCAAATGAAAGCATTATTTAATGGAAAATTCGGCAAATAATATACCAACACACGACCCATACACCGGAGAACTTAATCCGTATTATGAAGAATTAACCGGTGAGAAAAACCCATTATCAACAGATGTTGAAGATGAAAGTTTTGATATTCCAAGATTTGTTGGTAGAAAGTTTAGGTATAATGGAAAATACGGATTATCAACCTGGACTGACACAGTTAAAAGAATATCATATAGACAAGGGATAGTATTTGACCCACCATTTGATTTAAAAGTGATAGGAATAGGTAAAAACTTTAAATCAGAAAAATTAAACATTATTGGTTATAATATTGAATTAGTTGTAATATCATCAAGATCGGGACAAGTTTATGAGTTTGACAAATGTGTTTTTATTAACGATTAAAAATTATGAAAAATGAAATGAAGTTTTTTAAAGTGTTTCTGATCTGGTTAGGTTTTATCGCAATCGGAACAATGTTTGGCGAATACATCGTCAGTAGAGAAGTAAACGGGTTCCTCCAACTGTTAAGTTTCGTTGGGTTGGTTGGGGTCCTTATGTATGTAATAAATGAAACAATAAAATTATTTAACAAAAAAGAAGAAAAAAATGATTAGTACTTTAATTTTTATTTTAGGATTGGTAATTGCAGGATTTATTGCATTTACAACAAGAGACCGAATGTATGTAACAGGAACAGACAGATGGGGTGATAGTAAAGAGATGTTTAACACAATGTGGATACTAAAACCAATTGGTATTTTTGTCTTAGGTATTATAATCTCTAGTATCCAACCATTCGCATTAGATAGAGTAGATGCAGGACACGTTGGGATTAAAGTTAATTTAACCGGTGACAAAAGAGGCGTGTCAAGTTATGAATATAAAACGGGGTGGGTATTATACAACACTTGGACAGAACAGATGTTAGAGTTTCCTACATTCCAACAACATATTGAATATAAAGATCAGACCGTGATTACAAAAGGTGGATTTGCAGCAACAATTAAACCAAGTTTTAACTATTCATTAAAACCAACGGCAATTGGTAATATGTTTGAGAACTTACGTTTAGATATAAAACAAATTGAACAAGGATGGTTAATGAACGCAATTGTCTCTTCAGTAAATGACGTGGCTAACAAGTGGGAAGTGGATGCAATCTTTAATAAAAGAGAAGAATTTGAGGCCGCTATTGTTGCTGAGTGTAATAAAAGATTATCTAAATGGTTTGAAGTATCACAGTTAAGAACTAATATCACACCGCCAGAGTCTCTTCAAAAGGCAATTGAAGGTAAAACAAAGGCGGTTCAGGAGGCACAGGCGGCGACACAACGTAAGTTAGTTGCGGAAGCTGAAGCTCAAGAAAAAATCGCAATCGCTCGTGGTGATTCGGCAAAAGTTATAATTGACGCACAAGCCTTGGCCTTGGCAATGAAATTAAAACAAAAAGAAATTACACCACTTTATGTTGAGTATTTGAAAGCCCAAAGTTGGAATGGGGTGTTACCTTCAACAGTTGCAGGTGGATCCGGAACATTTTTGAACATTAAATAATAATTTTCAAACAACAAGAAATAATAAAACCTCAACACAAAAAGTTGGGGTTTTTTGTTTGACCTATTAAAAAATAATGATTAACTTTGTAAAAAAAAGAAATGAAAACGGCTAGAAATTCCTCTAACAACCCCTATATTTGTAAACAACCTTGGTTAGATGAAATTTTTGTCCAATGTGGTGATAGTGGTATCGTACTTAATTCCAAATCAACAGAAAATAGTTACACAACAGCATTCTTTGAGGCTTTCCCAAAGAATCCCAGTTGTTTTTTAAGGGGAGAAGGAAGTACCATTGAGGAAGCTGAAAATCAATGTTGGGAAAAGTACCAAAAAGTTATGACTTGTGATCACGAAATGGAACGTAGAGATCGAACTGATGGGTATGCGTATTGTAAACATTGTTCGTATTCTTCAACCGTATTTGAACCATTGACAAAATGTTGTAAATGTAAAATACCAACGGCACACAGTCAAGATTACAAAGGTAAATGGTATTGTAAGAAACACAAACGATTTAAACATAAAGATCCAAATCCACCAAGATTTTTTGATGATTCATATAAACGAACACCACGTAAATATAAAAAACAATTAAAAAAGGCTGTAACCAAAAAATTTAGAGACGAAGAAATTTTTGGTAAAGTTAAATACCAAATGTCGGTCACTGGATGTAAAAATTTTTTTTGTGATCACAGAGTATTGAGATTACTTTTTAGGGTACAAGAAATTAAGTTATTGGAAGAATATAAAAATTTGAATAAATAAAAAAAAGTAAAATGGTAGAAACATTAAATTTAGTAAATCCGGATGATGTGTTATCTTGTAGTTATGAGATAAGTAGATTTCCGGACGGACAGCAATCAATTAGGATTGTGGAATATAACTATGACACCTATTATAGTTTAGCAGAACAAAAAACACCAATTATAATAAAATCAAGATTAAACACATTCCAAGACCTTGAACTTATAATCTGTGCAAACCAAGCATTAAAAGAAATTGGGGTTAAGTCTGTTAAACTTTACATACCATACTGTATTGGTGGAAGAAGTGATAGAAAATTCCAGGAAGGTGGTCTTAATTATGTCAAGACGGTAATTGCACCAATTATTAATTCACAAAATTTTGATGAGGTTAGAATTATGGACCCTCACAGTGATGTTTTGGAAGCATGTATTAATAATTTTGTGAAGTATTCAAATTTCCAATTATTAAGAATGGCACTACCTGAAATTGATAATAAGAACGATGCACAGGAACGTATCTGTTTAGTTTCACCAGATGCCGGAGCTTATAAAAAAGTATTTGATGTTGCAACCTTTTTTAAAATAAACAAAATTATTACGGCCAGTAAAGTTAGAGATGTAAACACCGGAAAGATTTTAAGAACCGAAGTTCCGTCAATTGAAGATCATAGTGATGAAATGAAGTATGTTATCGTTGACGACATATGTGATGGTGGTCGTACGTTTATTGAACTTGCCACAGCTATTAAAAACCAAAAACCAAATGCTAAAATCTATCTCGTAGTTACTCACGGTATATTCAGTTCAGGATTTGACTTTTTAGTACAATATCTTGACGGTATATTTTGCACTAATAGTGTAAAAGATATTCAGGACGGGGTAATTGTAGATATGCTCTCAAGACACAAGACAATTCACTCATTTGTTAAACAATTAAACGTATTTTAAAATGTCACTTATAGTAGTATTATCAATCATCTTTATCCATTGGGTTGCCGATTTTATTTTCCAAGCCGAGGAATGGGCAAACAATAAAAGTAAGGGTATAACACCTCTACTTAAACATACGATCACATATTCATTGGTTTGGTATTTTGTGATGTTTGTATTTGCGATATGTGGGAATCATTTTGGTGGATACTCGGCCAAAGATTTGGGGTGGTCAGGATGGATGTTGTTATTTCCTGTGATTACTTTTGTTTTCCACACAATCACCGATTACTTTACAAGTAAAATTGTTAGTAAAAGGTTTGCAGACCAACACTACGGAAGTCCAATCCCAAACTTTGGGGCCTTCACGATTATTGGATTTGATCAGGTCCTTCATTACACACAATTATTCTTAACATATTATCTATTAACAAAATAAAATTATGAAATTAAATCAAAACAGCATTAGTGCACGCCTTTATCGTTGGTTTTATTTAACCGAAGATATGCCAACAAATTTATGTCCATACTTTTGGAAGTTGGTTGTTATGTATATACTTTTAATTCCGGTTGGAATTATTACCTTACCAACAATATTTTCTAAAAGGATTCACTATGGGGATTTTGATTTTAGGGAAAGACTTACCGTTAGTTTTATTAGTTGGTTGTTGATGTTTTTTATATTCATTGCTATATTTCCAATAACTTATTTATTTGTTGGGTGGTTTCCAAAGGATACAACATTTAATGCGTGGCAAATGATTGGTATTGGACTTTGGATTGGTGTAATTATAGGTTGTTTGATAGCTCTACCGATATATCTATATAAACGTAGAAAAGAAAAAAAACAACAAAAACATTTACGATTTATTTGGAATGAGGAATTGGATGATTATATGATTAATCCAGATTATGTTCCCTACGAACCGAAACCAAATATCTTAATAGAATTTATTAAGGCGAAATACCATAAGTATTGTCCAAAAATTGACTGGAATTAAAACAAAATAAAAAAAAATAAAAAAAATAAAATTATGAAAAACAATCCACTATCGATGACAGATGGTTATAAAACATCACATCACAAAATGTATCCGGAAGGAACAACATTAGTTTATTCAAACTTTACACCAAGAAGTGTTAAACGAATGCCAGAGAACGCAAAAGATATTGTTGTTTTTGGTTTGCAATATGTAATGACTTACATTCACGAATTATACCAAGAAAACTTTTTTAATAGACCAAAAGATGAGGTTGTTGGTGAAGCAAAAACATTTTTAAGTAACTATTTGGGAACCGATTATGATTGTTCACATTTTGAAGCATTACACGATCTTGGTTATTTACCAATCAAAGTGAAAGGTTTAACAGAAGGAACTGTTATAACAGAAAAAATACCAATGTTGACAATCTATAATACACATCCGGATTTCTTTTGGTTGCCTAATTTCTTGGAGACATTAATTTCAAGTTTAATATGGAAACCAGTACATTCAGCATCATTAGCGTATGGGTATAAAAAAATATTGGTAAAACACGCCGAAAAAACAGATAAAACAAACATTGGTTTTGTTGATTTCCAAGGACACGATTTTTCATTTAGAGGTATGCAACATCCTGAATCGGCAATTAGCTCAGGGATGGGATTTTTAACATCATTTTCGGGAACCGATACAATACCAACACTACAAGCTGTCAAATATTATTATGGAGATGAAAATGTTGCATTTTCAGTTCCGGCATCAGAACACGCAGTTATGACAGCATATGGTAAAGAAAATGAAATTGACGGGTTTAGACGATTAATCAAACAATATCCAACCGGTATATTAAGTTTAGTATCAGATTCGTTCAATCTGTGGGACGTTTGTACAAAGTTTGTTGTTGAATTGAAAGATGAGATTATGGCTCGTGACGGTAAACTTGTTATTCGTCCTGACTCTGGAGATCCGGTGGATATTCTTTGTGGTACTCAAAGAATGGCGGATGACGCGTGCAATAAATTACCTGAAAGACATGGAGTAATTGAATTACTTTGGGGTGTATTCGGAGGAACAGTAAACGAACAAGGTTATAAAGTTTTAGATCCACACATTGGGGCCTTGTACGGCGATTCTATTACGATTGAAAGAGCTGATGAAATCTGTAAAAGATTGGAAACAAAGGGATTTGCGTCAACAAATGTGGTTCTTGGTGTTGGTTCATACTCAATGGGATATGCAACCAGAGATAATCAAGGTGGTGCCGTTAAAGCAACTTACGTTGAAGTCGATGGAGTTGGTAGAGAGATCTTCAAGGACCCAATCACAGATGATGGAACAAAGAAATCGGCAACAGGTTTGTTACACGTAACTAAAAATAGTAATGGGGATTTTATTTTGTTTGACAAACAATCTTGGGATGGAGAATCTATTGGAGCACTCCAAACAATCTACCAAGATGGTGAGTTTTATAACAAAACAACATTAAAGGAAATCAGAAATAAATTGAGATAAAATTTTTAAATATTAGGGATTTTTGTAATGTTGGTGATATTTATAGTATATACATAACATTATGAAGTGGAAAGAAGATGAAATTGAATTTTTAAAAGAAAATTACCCAAAATACGGTAGTAAATATTGTCAACCATTTGTTGGTGGGAGAAAGTTAGATGCAATAAACGCAATGGCAATTAGAATGGGAATTAAAGTTATAAATAAACAAACACATCCAACATTACAAAAAGTTTCTATTGATAATTTTAATAATATCACAAAAAAAGAAGTTGTATATTTTTTAGGGTTTTTATGGGCTGATGGGTATATACATAACTATGTTAGTAACAACATAACACACAATGTGGTTTCCATAGAAATTAAATCTTCAGATGCTATAACTGTTAGTGATATTTTTTTAAGTTTTGGTGACTGGAATATACAAAAAAGAAAAAGAGGTACGTATAGTGAAGTAACATTATTTACAACTAACAATAAAGATTTGTATGAATTTTTATATAGTAATGATTATAAATATAAATCATCCAAAGAACCAACATTAATTTTAAATAAAATACCAGATGAATTAAAAATCTACTTTTGGAAAGGTTATTTTGATGGTGACGGGAGTATTGGGTTAAGTGGTCGAGGAGCTTTTTTTGAAATTGCCTCAACCTATGATTATCAATATTTAGAGTTGGTAAATTTTATTAACAAATTAGAAGTAAAAAAATTTAATATTTATAAAAGTATCTCAAAAAAGAATCATAAATCTTCGGTTTTAAAAATTTATGGTAAAGAAATTCTAAAATTAGAGCCATTATTTTTTGATTATGGACTTAAACGTAAGAATAATAATTTTATAAAAATAAAACAAAAATACACTAAATAAAAAAATAAATAATATGATAAGAAAAAGTATACTTATAATTTTAATGATGATATTAACATCTGTAACATTTGGTTATTTTGTATATCTCTCATCCCAAAATAATAAAGTTTGTGATGAATTAGTAATATTAAATGATGGATCACAAATTGAAGCGACACAGGTATTGTCATACGAAAGTGGGATGAGCACCATAAAAATGTGTAACGGACAATGGATGGACACACCAACCGTTAATATAAAGATGGTCAAACCCATTGAGAAGTAAAATTAAATCTTATCTTTATAGGTGGGATTTT